TGGCGTAGTCGTTCGACCGCGCTTCTAGAAGTGTCGCATAGTCATTGGCGCGTGCAGCGAGCAAAGTACTGTAGTCGTTGGCTTGCGCAGCGAGCAGTGTAACACCGTCATTAGCCTGTGCAGCTAGATAAGTGTTGTAGATGTTAGCGTCTAGAGCGTTATAGGTAGAGTAGTCATTCGCATAGGCACTGAGAAGAGTTGCTCCATCATTCGACATCGCTGCGAGGTAGGTGCCGTAGTCGTTAGCAAGAGCTGCCTGATACGTGTTATAGATGTTGGCGTCTAGAGTGTTATAAGTAGCGTAGTCGTTCGCGCGAGCACTGAGAAGAGTAGCTCCGTCATTCGACAGCGCCGCTAAAAGGGTGGAGTAGTCGTTTGCGCGATATTCACCCTGCAGCGTGGTATATGTGCTATAGTCATTCGCGCGATATTCACCTTGCAGAGTGGTATAGGTGTTATAGTCGTTTGCCTGATAGCCCGAAGCACCTCCGCCGACATTACTAGCTACGTTGTTGATACGCGCGTCTAGAGTGGTATAAGTGCTATAGTCATTCGACAGCGCTGCCAGGTAGGTAGCATAGTCGTTGGCGAGAACGTTAACGCCGTTGACGATAATTGTGGTATTTGCCACAAGGCCAGATTTAAGAACAAAATCTTTAATGATTGCCATAGTAGATTCCTTTATGCACTTAGGACAGTTCTAAACACTTTGACAGTATTTACTGCGTAGGTCGGAGAGCCTAAGAGTCTTACAGTTGAATTAAAGATAGAAGCAGAGAATTCCATAAGTCGAGTGCCTTGATTAATCACGGCGTATTCTGTCGCATAGATATTAGAGTCATCGTGAACTAAGAAGATCTCTGAAATCTCATACTCGTTCACACTCGCGCTGTAGACTTGCACTTGATACTTTGCACTACGAAAATCACTTGCGCTCCACGAATCAATAATCTGATTCGGAACAGCCGTAGAAGTGGTCACAGTATAGGTGCCAAGTCCAACTTCGCCAATTTGTAGATCAATGCGAGGATTGCTCTGATTGATACCAACCTTTGAGTTTGCAGCATCAATGTAGAGAACAGCATCGCCAAATCGCTTGTTGCCACCAATCTGCTGGTCGCCAGAGGTGCGGACGACAGTGTTATTGACCGCGATGCTAACGTTAGAGGCGAGGTTGCCGCCACCGCTAATACCATCACCGGCAATTACATAGGTGCCACCGAGAACTGCGTTACCACTCTCACCACGCGGTCCACGAGGGCCCACCACTGCCGGCGCATTAATAATAAGCCGGTCGGGAAGAGTAGTAACTGCATTCTGGTTAACAAAGACTGTAACGGTGGTCATTCTACCACTGATCCTTGTACTTCAAATCGACCTTCAATGAGCGGAGTGACGACTCCATCACTATCGGTAATGTTGAGCTGATAGCGAGCCACAAAGGCTCCAATGTTAGCCGAGTTCGCCGCAGTCATAAACAATCGTAAATTGCCGTTCGCACCGTCTTCACGCTCTTCGGCTGGACCGCTTAAGTAGATAAAGCCGTTAGCCGTCAACGCGGTGTTGAACTCCACGAGCAGCGGAAACTGAGGTAGCTCGCGCACCTGCAACTTCGCAGTATACCCACTCATGTCAATCGGAGTGCCAGCACTATCCCGATAGGAGATTGGCAGATCAAAGGTTGCCGCTTGTTGTAAGATGATGTCGTATCGACCGGGAAGTGCTGTCACTTGTCGTCATCCTGATTAAAGAGGTCATTCATGAGAGTAGTGTAGTTATTCGTATTATTATTGACCTGCACGGCAGTAGTCGGAGCTCGCGGACGAGCCTCTTTATCCATATCGTTTAGCAGTTTCATCCAGTCAAGCAAATCACGCTTTGACCACACACCGGTTTCGGCCGCTTCGGCAAGCTTCTCATCAACAACCCGATTGATAATCTGCATGCGACGCACTCGATTTAAGTAACCTTGACTCATGTACACAGCATCAACGTATCGACGAATCTCACTACGCTCGACAATCGCCGTCACTTGATCTGTGCTGAGACCGGTCGCCTCAGCGATGCTCGGAATGCTCTTGCCACAGAGTAGTTCGTTCGCAACTAAGAGGTGCTGCGGGTCGAGTTCTGGCGCCTCGAGAGCGGCGTTAAGGTTTTCGCTATAGGTAAGAGCTGTCATCGTTGGTACAGTGCCTCAAGTTTAAATAGTGCCACACCGTAGGGTGCGTTTAGTCCCGTATCTGTTTCCACTGAAAGAATGCGAATCTCTTCAAAAGCGGGATACACGCGTTTAATCCATTGCATGATATGTTCCATGTCTTGCGCGAGCAGTTCGCCACTCTCTTCAACATAGTGGTCGAGCGTATACCCGCGAGCCTCCATCGTGAGCACGTGAAACTTATTACGGTCGCCATAGTTGAAGTAGTCTTCGCGCTCGACAGTGAGGAATATGCTCGGAAAGTTGCTAATCTCGTCAAAGAATTTGTACCCGCGATAGACGTCGCGATGTACATTATAGTTGAAACGATAGTCAGGGTCGTAGGGTGAGATTCCGCCGTCAATCTTTGAGAACTCGCGGATTAACGCATTAACGATATCTATAGAAGTTGTCATACTTTATTATATGAGATATACGCTAGATTGTCAAAGAGAATTTTCAAAAAAAGTTTCAGAGTGATTAGTGAGTTATAGGCGATGAAATCTACAAAAACTACGAAACTATTGAAGATGTAGCAGTGACGAATGAATGAAAAGCGTTGAATATATTGAAATTGACTAATAAATGGAAATTGACTAATGAATGGAGAGTGACGAAGTCACACGTGCGGGGTCGGTTTTGCAAAAAATCCCGTAAAGTTTTCGTCCGGTAGTGGGCCCGTCAAAAAATTGACACGCAGTCCTAAGAACCGCCCAGCCTCACCCCTCGCCGCAACCGGGCGCGAAATAAAATTATTTTTATTTTTTTTTAGAAAAAAGCAATATGCCCCCGCCCCTAGGGGCGGAAGGGCTGGGCCATCCGACCGAGCGAGCCATGCTCGGCGCGCTGAAGGTATGCAGCCCATGCAGCCCGGCGGCTCATCACAACGGCGGGCTCGAGGGTATAGGTGGCGAAGGCGCGGAAGGCGACATTCTTCTTGCCCTGCACGCGGTTGCAGCGGCCGCACATGCGAAGCAGGTTGTCCTCGGTTGCAGCGCCGCCGTTGGCTTCGGCGATGATATGGCCGCACTCGTCGGCATCCCAGGTCCCGCAGACGACGCAGCAGTTGTGACGCGCGAGAACGATGGCGCGGGTGGCGGCGGCGATCTTTTCTTTCGTGGCCATCTCGGGGTCTCCTTTGCTTCCCATGCCTAAGATATAAGGCGCGGCGCAGAGGATTGCAAGAGGGAATCGAGATTATTTTATTGCTTTGTTTGCCTCGCACGCGCAACATTCTTGCGTTCACGGTTTGTTCCGCGTTCACGATTTGTTCACGGTTTGTTCTCCTGCTGCGCCGCCCGGAACAAAAGGTGAACATGCCAATCGCAAAATAATTTTAGGAAACCTCAATTTTCCCCTTGAAGTCTGCCACGCGATGCACTATGTTCTAGGCATAGAGAAGGAGAGACGCCATGACCAAAGACGACGATCTGGTGAAGAGGCTTCGGGATAGGGCGAAACAAGAGAGACTTATTCAAGCCAATAACGAAGCTGTGGCGGCTGCGTTGATGGGCCAGCGCCTTCTGTTCGATCAGGGTCATCGCAGCCCCTCCAATACCTACGCTGTTCGTCTGTCTCTGGACCACGAGAAATGCGCGAGACAGGACGCCGAGCTAGCCGCTGATTGGGACGAAGCAGCCGACCACATCGAAGCCCTGACTGAGGCCCGCGATACGATGGGCCACTTGTGGGCTAAAGAAGCCGCTGAGAGACAAGTGGCCCTTGGTCGCATTGATGAGTTAGAGGCCAAGCTGGCGAAGGCGGTGGAGGCGCTTCTCCTTGCCCGTGTCCATGTTGCCAACAATGAGCAGGGATGGAGCGTGGGTCGGGCCTCTGCGCGATCTGACCTAGAGATTATCAACGCCACGCTGGCCGAGATTGAGGGAGACAAGCCATGACCGACGACCTCATGCTGCGGCTGCGAAACTGCTATAATCTCCTTGAAGATGAAGGGCACTATGTCAAAGCCAATACGGTGCATCTTGCTACCGCCACGCTGGCGAGCGTGCGCGACATCACGCTTGGCACGATTGAACGGCTTGAAGCCGAGCTTGCCGACCTGAAACGTCTGTTCGCCTAAGGGGGGAACCATGGAAAACCTAGATGCAATCCGCGCGCGGTTTCAGGAAGCTTGCAATGCCTATGCGATAACAAGCGGCGCCGCGTCGCATTACTATGAAGGCGTTATGACAGGCATAATCGACGCCGTGGCCGCGATGCTTAGCATTAGCTGGATCGAGGCCGACGTTTTGCTAAGAAAAACAAAGGATTAGGCGGGGCGGCGGCAGCCGCCCTAAACCTTTGAAAACGCTTAGTTTTTGCTGTCGAGGCGCCAGCCGGAACAAAACATGAACATGCCAACCGCAAAATAATTTTGAAAAAACGCAAAAAAGGCTTGACGTCTAGCGCGGGACGCCCTATATTCAATTCATAGGCAAAGGAGAGACGCCATGACTCGCATCCACTCTGGAACTACTCGCTACCTCGCAAAGATTGAAGCGGAACTTAAAACGCTAGGCTATACTATCACCTCTCGCAAGACTTGGGCTGATGGTAAGCAGACCTGGGTTTTTACTAGATAAAACAAAGAGTTAGCAGGGGGTGCCGCCCCTGCCAACCCCTTGATCTTACACGCTTTTTCGGCGGCAGGCGCCGACCGGAGAACAAAAGGTGAACAGCCCGAGCGCAAACTTTTTTAGAAAAAAAGCAAAAAAGCCCTTGAAGTCCGGCGCGGGAAGCCCTATATTCTAAGCATAGAGAAGGAGAACCGCCATGACTCGCAACGTCCTCGTCACCGCTCAAACCGAAAAAGCCGTCTGCATCGGCGCTAACACTTGGATTGCTCGCTCGCAGATTGTCGAGATGGTCGAGTTGGATGATATGTCGCAGATGGTCGATTGCGGTGCGGTCGAGCGTGTCGGCATCCCCCACGCTATCATCGTGACAGACAAGGCAGCCCAACGGGCAGGCTGGTAAAAGACAATCTTTTGAAGGGCTTAAGAGGCGGGGCGCAAGCCCCGCTAAGCCTTTGAAAAGATTAATTTTTTCTGTAGGTGGCGCCGATTTTAGCATAGGGAAAAAAGCGTGTCAAGCGAAAAAAAATTGCGGTGATGCGATTTTTCCTCTTGAAGTCCGGCACAGTCGGACCTATATTCTAAGGAACAGGAAAGGAAACGGCCATGTCCTACAAGCGCGTCATGATCTTCGACCTCGACGAAACCCTCGTTGATTCTAAGCATCGCACCCCGAACCGTCCCGACGGGACGCTAGACCTTGCCGGATACTTTCGCAATAAGACGCGCGAAAATATCATGCGCGATACACTCCTGCCGCTTGCGTCGGTTTTCAAATCGCTCGACCGCAACGAAAACTATGTCGTGATTTGCACGGCTCGTGCAATGAATTGCGATGATTTCGACTTTCTCGCAATTCACGGAATTCAATTCCACGCAATTATGCGTCGTCCGTTGGACGGTTCCGAAAATCACATTCCGGACGGACAATTGAAATTGCGGAAGATTAAGCGTCTGATGAATCTGCGTCAATTCCGCGGTTTGCCAGTCACAATGTTTGATGATGCGAAACCCGTTATCTCTGCAATTCGTCGCGCTGGAATGGTTTGCATTAATGCAATTACTGCCAATCGGAAATTGGAGGCGTAATTAAAACGCTAACATTTTCAAGGCGTTAGGAGGCGGGGCGCAAGCTGCCCCAAGCCTTTGAAAAGATTGACTTTTCTGTGGGCGGCGCCGACGGGAACAAAACGTGAACACGGTCGAACGTATGCTGCAATGCAGCATTTCAGGCGCCGATTTTATGGTCCCTCGCGCATCGTGTCAAGCGAAAAAAAATCGTGCGGCGTGCATTTTTCCTCTTGAAGTCGGGCGCGAAGGCCCCTATATTCTAAGGAACAGAGGAGAGAACGACATGGCAAAAAAGGCTGTCCCCGCGAAACTCGCCGCCGCTGTCAAAGCGCGTGACAACCATATCTGCCGCGCTTGCGGGTTCGGCGGTTCGGTCAACTATGCCTTCGCGCTGGAATGTGACCATATCGTGCCGGAAAGCGCGGGCGGCGCAACCACGCTGGACAATCTGCAATGCCTGTGCGGCGCGTGCAATCGCGCCAAGGGCAATCGGTTCGCCCGTCAGTTTCGCGTTCGGGTCGCGACCGCCACCGAGGAAATCTGGTCGCATAATCAACGGGTTATGTGGACCGCGTTCGCGGCGCTCACGGAAAGCGACCTCGCCACCCGCCTGAGAAAACTCAAATGAAATCAAGGGGTTGGGCCGTTCACGCTTTGTTCCCCCGGCCCCCGCCGCGCAGGGCGGAACCTAGTTAAAAGTCGAAAGTTGACCTTCTACTATGGCGCGAGCTGCGCTCGCGCCAATGTGCAAAGTTGAAAATAAGTGTAAAAAACTATGCAAAAACAAAAGTATGCAAGTCATCGTGGTAGCAGACGTAAGCTATTGACGTATCACAGAAATATAGTGCTTGTGTGTTGTTGTGTTATCTGCTAGTATTAACTTACAAAAGGAGATCTACTATGTCGGTTGGAAAATATTCACCTCTTTGCCCTCACGCAAGCGAGCCTAATTGGGATGCTTACAGGTTTAACTGTTATGGCGAAGTTCCTACTAAATGGAACCAAGAAGTTGCCAATTCCGGTGTTGTCTATGATGAAAAAACCATGTTCGACAACTACGATGACGAAGGTTTTGATAGATATGGCTACTCTGCCTTTGACATTGAAGGTAACTATGTTGGCATTGGCAACGGGATCGATCGTTTTGGTTATACCGAAATGGACTACCTGCAGGATTCGATCAATGGTGGCGATCTTCATGACGATGTTCGGTATCAAAAACCTATGACTTCTTTTATTCGCATCCAGGAAACCTAATAAAAACAAGGGGTTAACCACCCCGGCGCCCCGCGGGCCAAGCCCTTGAAATCATATGCAAAAATAAGGGTTGACACGCCCATTCGTCTATGCAATAAGAGGCTATGAACAGACAGGAGACTGCCATGACCGCCATCGAACAAGCCGCCCGCCTTGAAATCCTGCTCGTCCAACTGAACGCCGTTCTGAACGCTCAGGCATCTGATGCAATTAAACTCGAAATTATTCGGGAACATGTAGCGCGTGCGTCAAAATAAACCTTGACAAAGGCTAAAACTTCTGGTAAATTGAAAGGATGCTGAAATGAATACGTTTCGCCTTGTCTTGGAAATCGTTCGCACAGGCGTGCCGATTGCCATCCTAACCCTGCAAATCCTGCTGTATATTCAATGAGTTAGGTGGGGTGACGCCCCGCGACCCAAGCCCTTGATAACACACGAAAAAATACGTATTGACACGCTTCTCCGTCTATGCGAGAAGGGTTCATCAACAGAGGGGATACCTATGACCACCTATCGCTTCATCTGGAAAATCCGCGGCGGTGACATGCACGAGCAGGACTATCGCGGATACGAGCACGAGGTTGATGCCGCCGACGATTGGATTGACAATCACGGTATCATTATGGAAGAAGTGGAATCTCTAGATATTCAGGAGATTGACGAATGAGCGCGATAAAAAAATGGGCAATTCGTGCTTATTTGACCTGGAGCGTGTGCGCGGACATTACATTGATTGGCGGCGTCATCTGGCTCATCATCACCTAGCGGGGGCAGCGCCCCCGCGCCGGTGCAAAGTTGAAAGTCAATAGTTGAAGGGCGAACACAAAAAAGCGTATGAGCTCAAAGAGTTAGCAGTCTCTGCGCCCCGCCGCGCAAGTGCTTGATAATGCAGAGAAAAATAGTTGTTGACGGCTGGGGCGTGTTATGGCATACAGACTGAGTGAAAGGGAGAGCGCTATGACTGACAAACTGATCGAGCATCGTATCCGCGAACACTATGTTTCCGAAAATGGCGAATGGCTTGTTGAAAAAGGCAAGGTCAAAGAAGCGCGGCTGCTGAAAGAGGCTTGCGAGACGCTTGAACGGCTGCGGCGAGAAAACGCTAAACTCTGGAGTAACTATAACGAGGCTAGCAATCGCTATTATCGCAAAGAGCGTGAACTTGACGGCCGCGAAAAAGAGATTGCAGAACGTGAAGAAAAATTTGAAGCACGCAAGGCTTCTTTCATTCGTGACTTTGAGAAATGGGTGTAAGCATGAACTTTCAAGAAAGCAAACAATTCAAGCTAAAGCACTTGAAGTTGCTGCGAATAATGCACTACCTCGGCGCGATTGAGTGGCGTGAAAATAAATATGGGGAAGCAATTCAGCATCTTAGATTGCTGCATCCGCTTTCGTGGATTTATGCTTTGCTGCTAACGATTACATCTGTGTGGATGCAAGGCGTTCCAGAAACTATTCGGGAACTGAAACAACTGAAAACTGTGTGGTGGTGAAAGGAGAAACCATGTTTAGACTGTGGAGTGAATGGGATATTGGCGAAGGCAATATTGTTTTCGCCAGCCGTGAAGCCGGTATGCGCTGGCTGCACGCTAATGAGGCTATTAAAGAAATGGCTGCTGAGGAAAGTTATGACGATATTCCGTATTTTGTGGAGGGATTGTTTGCAGACTGTTATCTGAATTGGGAAGCTGTGGAGGTTATCCAATAATAACAAGGGGTTAGCCACCCCGGCGCCTCGGCGTCTAAACGCTTGATAATAAAGCAAAAAATAGTTGTTGACAGCTAGGGCGTGTTATGGCATACAGACTGAGCAAACAACGGAGAGAGTTATGCGCTACGACTATATTCGAGTTGTTAACAACGGGCTTGTTATCGGTAAGGACAACGGCGACGAGTATATTGCCAAGAGCCTCACAGAGGCTGCGCAAATTGTGGGCGAACAGCCTGTTAGCCCTGTTGCCACGACCTATGCGCCCGAGTATTCTTTGGGCGACCTTCACACGGTTCGGGACTTTGCTCGTGAGGGCAAAAAGATTGAGGCTATCAAGAAGTTGAGGGACACCTTTAATCCGCGTCTTGGCTTGCGAGAGGCTAAAGAACTGGTGGAAGTGTTCTGGCTCAATAATTAGTAATAACAAGGGGTTAGCCACCCCGGCGCCTCGGCGTCTAAACGCTTGATAAGACAGAGAAAAATAGTTGTTGACGGCTGGCGTGTGTTATGGCATACAAGCTGAGCAAACAGAGGAGAGACTAATGGAACGCCTGCAAGAACTTGGATTTCTGCTGCTCGGAATTGCGGCTCTCATCAGCGCAATTTCGTGGAGTTACGTCGAAATACGCTATATGCACTGGGAGATTAACAATGTGGATTACGGCTTCACAACCTGCGAGGAATAAGATGAAAGACGGCTGGGAATATGAACAGTATCTGGACTTTCTCAATTATCTGTTTATTCAGATGATGAGTGATGAGCCCTATACGCGTTACAAACTGAAAGGAGCGCACAATGCCTAACTGGTGCGAAAACCATGTCTACCTCGAAGCTTCGCCCGAGGAAATTGCTGCGATTGCGGCGCTGATTAAGAGTGAGAATAATGCCGCAAGTCTGCTAAACCATTTGCGCCCGGAGCCTGAATATCCCGAAAGCAACGACACCTTGATGCCGCATTGGTTTGGCTGGCGCGTGGCGAATTGGGGCACTAAATGGGACGTGCAAGCGGAGATTGTATCTCACTCAATCGAAGATGGGTGGATGAATCTTTGGTTTGATAGCGCATGGAGCCCGCCGATTGCGGCTCTCGACTATTGGGCTGAACAAGATAGCACTCGCCGATTTAACATTCGGTATATCGAATGGGGAAACGCGTTTTGCGGTGAAGCGGATAACACGGGATTGGATGAACACTTCTCAATTCCCGGCACTGTCGCGGAAGTGCAAGAAAAGATTCCGGAAGAATTGGATAACCAATTCGGCATTTCAGATGCTGTCGCGCAATGGGAAGCAGAAAATGAGGAGGTGGAGGCGTAAAGCCTCCACTTTTCAAGAGGTTACAGCGCGGGGCGCCCCGACGGCTAACCACTTGAAATCATTACGAAACATTCCTCTTGCAACATGCTATAGCCTATGGCATACAAGCTGAGCAAACAGGGAACTACTATGGCACTGCTCGGAACACTTCTCGTCATCTCGCAAATGGCCCTGCTGGCAACCGGGTTCAACGTAAAAATCGCCTTGACATGTGGGCTGCTCGCTGCTATTGCATGGGCTGTCCACTCTGTCAAACAGCAAGACTGGTGGCTGTTGGTAACAAACGCCGCAGTTGGTAGTTTCGCCGTCTATGGCATAATCTAGGAGTCTGCAATGAAACTGAACTCTAACCTGCTCGATACAATTCTAATTGTGGTATTTACCACGCTTGGAATCAGCCTGATGATTCACCACTATTTTACCTTTAACTAAGGAGAGCGAAGATGGACTTTGAAACTTGGAAAGCGGCGGTTGATGCGGTGCTGGTTCGCATTGCAGGTGTTGTGCAAGATGACTTGCCCGACTGGCTGGCGCGGGATGCCTATGACGACGGCGTGCCCCCCGAAGAGGCTGCGGAGATTTGCCTTGAATCCGCGGGCTGGTATGACGAAGAGGAAGATGACTATGACGACAGCATGGACGGGGACCATGCGTCGGCGCTGGCCTCGGCGGGTTGGGGAACTGATGAGGACTATGGGGGCTGAAAAGCCCCCAATCTTCAAGGGGTTAGCCACCCCGGCGCCCCGCGCGCTAAACTCTTGATAACTAACAGTTATTTTGTGCTTGACACGCGCGGCAGAGCGTGCGATAAGAAAGCATCAACAAAGGAGATAGCTATGGAAAGCCTGATGGACAGTCTGCTAAAAGACCGCCACTACATTGACGGCGAAATGCAAAAACTCGAAAATGAGATTGAGCGTCTTAAGATGCAGCGTGAATTGCTGCTCTATAAGCGTCGTCTCGTGACTGATGCCATTGCTCAACTTGAGGATATCGAATATGAAAGCGTTGGATTTTAGAAAACTAGAGCCGGTCGGCAAATGCTCGCATTGCGGCATTAATTGCTGGGCGGAAACAAATAATGAACCGGCAATCTGGCCTTGCGGCGTGGAAGGCTGCCCATACCCTCGTGGGCAAATCATTCAGTTTCCTCGCTCGCCGACAGGAACTAGCCTTGCTCAAATCATCTATTCAGGGAGTTAAAAATGGCAAGTCGTGAAGAACTCGAAACACTCGCAGTGGAAATTGCCTGGAATAATGATGGCTGTTTCCATCTCGAATTTGGCGAAGAGTATGAGACGCTAACTAAAGAAGAGCAAAGCATTGTTTTCGATCTTGTTTGGGAGGATCTTGCAAATTGTGATGAATGTGGCTGGCATTTTCTGCAAGACAATTTAGAGGTGGATAAAGCGACAGGCGATTGCCTCTGCTGGCAATGCTATAGCTGTCGAGAGGATGAAGAGGAAGAATAACAAGGGGTTAATCACCCCGCCGCCCCCGCGGCTAACATCTTGAAACTAAGCATTTTATTGTGCTTGCAAGGCGCGCATAGTTATGCGATAAAAGCTTAACAGCAAGGGAGAATGATATGACTAGCACTTTTGACTTCCAAGACGGTAAAGGCCTTGTTCCTGCTCATCAACACTCTAACGGGGGTGGATGGGTCGCTGACACGGCGACTGTTGCCAGCACCACCTATATCGGGCCTAATGCCTGTGTCTTTGGCAATGCTTCAGTCTTTGACGATGCTTATGTCTATGGCAATGCTCGAGTCTTTGGCAATGCTCGAGTCTTTGACGATGCTTATGTCTATGGCTATGCTTCAATCTTTGACGATGCTTATGTCTATGGCAATGCTTATGTCTATGGCAATGCTCGAGTCTATGGCTATGCTCGAGTCTATGGCAATGCTTCAGTCTTTGACGATACTCGAGTCTTTGACGATGCTTCAGTCTTTGACGATGCTTCAGTCTATGGCACTGCTTCAGTCTATGGCAATGCTCGAGTCTTTGACGATGCTTCAGTCTATGGCAATGCTTCAGTCTTTGGCACTGCTTCAGTCTATGGCAATGCTCGAGTCTTTGGATAAACAGTTAACATTCATTTAGAATCAGGGTAGATTGACAATAGTTTCAAGGGGTTAACCACCCCGGCGCCCCGGCGGCTAACACCTTGAAAACAAACACAAAAAAACTTTGCATCAAAACCCCAAGCCCTTGATATTGCAGGAAACATTTTTCTTGCATGTTGCCTCGGCCTGTGCGATAAACACCTTACTGAAGGACAGCCAAGCAAAGGAGAACATCATGGCTGAAGCGAAAACTAAACCCGCCAACTACACCGACGAAATGGTGGCCCGTATGCTCGATATGTATGAGCAACTCGGGAATGACGGCCTTGACACTATCGCGGAAGCGATTGGCAAGCCCGTGCGTTCGGTCCGCTCGAAACTTGTGCGCGAGGGCGTCTATGTTGCCTCGCCCAAAGTGAAGGCGGCCAAGGTGGAAGGCCCGTCGAAAAAGGAACTGCTCAATATCCTCGAGGATATGGTGCCGTTCCCCGTGGACGGCCTGACTGGTGCCACGAAAGAGGCGCTGGCCCACCTCATCGCGTTCGCGGAAGCGAACGCGGACGCTGAGGCTCCGGCCTCTGATACTGCGGCTTAATGTCGCGGGGGGCGGGCGACCGCCCCCTAAACCGGCCCGAATTCCTTGAGAAATCAAGGGGTTAGGGCCGGAGGCCCCCCGCCGCCCAAGCCCTTGAAATCATACGCAAAAATACCTCTTGACGAATTGTGCCTGTTGACGTATATCAAACAGACTGAAACGCAAAAGGAAACAACATGCCTATCAAGCCGACTCTGTTCGTCGTCACGGATATTGAAACGACAATGCGGAAGCGCATTGCGTTTGATATTGGCTGGCGTATCATTGACAAATCGGGCCGCGAATACAACAAAGGGTCGTTTGTTATTCGTGAGGCTTTCCGCTATGACGTTCCATTCTATGCGGACAAATTGGGCCATTATTTTGATGACGCCTATTCGCAACTTATTCGTCCGGCAACTATTGTCGAGGTTCGCAACGAATACAATCGGCAAATTGCCGAATTGCAAGCGGCGGGTCATCGCGTAATTGCGTGTGCCTATAATGCGGCTTTTGACTTCAAATATCTGCCGCATACATTCAACGTGCTAATGGGCACAAGCGACATTCGCTGGATGGCGCAACGTGTTGAAATCATGGACATTTGGGACTTTTGGGGTTCAAGTGTTCCGCTCGACTATACGGCGCAACCGACGGCCTCGGGCAAATATGTTTCGACCAGCGCGGAAAGTGCCTATCGCTGGGAAATGAAACAGGCTGACTTTGAAGAGCGGCATATTGCGTGGCACGATTGCCTAATTGAGAGCGATATTCTGCTTAAAGCAATTCGTCGCAAAAAGCCGATGCCCGTTGTTTCCCGTCCGTCTGAATTGGCGGGTTCCGTCTGGAAAAAGATTAATACCCGGCTCGGAATTGACGGGCAAAATGCGTTGGTGGCCGCCTAGGCCACCAAAAAACCGCGTGTAATCAAGGGGTTACACGCGGGGGCACCCGGCGCGCTAACCCTTTGATTTTACGAAGTAAAATAGGCGTTGACAGCCTCCTCCACTTATGCGATAAACGTTCATCAGCTAGGAGACAGCTCGTGAAACGCATCGTGGTTTTTGATCTAGACGAAACGCTCGTCAACTCTAAACATCGCACTCCCAATCGAGCGGATGGCACTCTTGATTTGCAAGGGTATTTTCGGAATAAAACCCGTGCTAACATTATGCGTGACACGCTGCTGCCTCTGGCTGAAACTTTTAAGGCTCTAGATAGGACAGAAAACTATGTCGTCATTTGCACGGCTCGTGCAATGGAGCAAGATGACTTTGATTTTCTCTCAATGCACGGCCTACACTTTCACTCTATTCTACATCGCCCTATTGACGGATCAGAAGATGGTATCCCGGATGGGCCTCTAAAGGTGCGAAAGATTAAACGTCTGCTAAATCTGCGGCAATTCCGCGGTTTGCCCGTAATTGCTTTTGATGATGCTAAACCGGTAATCGCTGCTATTCGTCGCGCTGGGATAGTTTGTCTCAATGCAATTCGCGTCAATCAAAAACTGGGAGAGGCTTAAATGCGAATTAGGCTTAAACTACCAAAACCTCGCAATCCGGTTGCTGCGGCGATGAGTCGCAGCAACGCTACAAAGCCGCGTGTCATACGCGACAAAACCCGCTATACCCGCAAACAAAAGCACAAACTTTCAAGGGGTTAGGCGGCGCGGCGCCCCCGCGGCTAAGCCCTTGAAAACACTACATAATCTTTTTTGCCTTAAACGACCAAGCCCTTGATATCACAGCAAACATTTTTCTTGCACTATGCTTCGCGCTCGCGTATGGTGTTCTTACTGAGAGAGGCAGCCAACAACGGAGGTTCCAATGGCTGAACGTGCGAAGGCCGCGAAAGCGGAAAACTACACCTCGGAAATGGTCGAGCGTCTGCTCGCCCGTTACGAGGAACTCGGCAACGATGGTCTCGAGACCATTGCGGCTGAACTCGGCAAGCCGGTCCGGTCGGTCCGGTCGAAGCTGGTTCGGGAAGGCGCCTATGTCGCTGCCCCGAAGGCTGCCAAGGCGAAGCGTGAGGAAGGTCCGAGCAAAAAAGACCTTCTGAACGAACTTGAGGCCGTCGCCCCGTTTGCGGTCGAGGGTTTCATGGGTGCGACGAAGGAAGCGATTGCGTCCGTCATCGCGTTTGTCAAGGCTGCTCAAGCCTAACGACCGAGGGTGTGGCTGCAAGGCCACACCCGCCTATCGCCTCGGATCAGAAAAGATACCAGACCCGGCGTTAAATGGTCAAAGCAAATCCGTGTCGCTTGCGTCACCCGGCGGTTAATCGTGCTATACCGTATGCACGCCCAAAACCCCTTGTATATCAAGGGGTTGCAGGGCGGGGCGCCCCGCCGGCTAAACCGCTAATAACACTAGAAAATATTCCTCTTGCAAAGCTCGTAGCTTTATGCGATATAATGCTCAATCTTTAGGAGAACTGAGATGATAGACGTAGTTGAACGTGACAGACTGGACCGCAACCTAGCAGAAGCCTTTCTCAAATTTGTTCTGGCGCAAGTGAACCTGCATAAAGCAAAAGCGGATATTGCTGAACTGGCACTGAAGAATGAGCCAATTCCGGAGGCGCTGCGTGAGACGATTACAGATGCGGAATTGGATATAGACTACTGGCCGCAACGCTTGCAGGAAATAAAAGACGAATACATCCAACTAATCAGAGAAATCAAACTTCCCGTAATCTACTGAGGAGAAATGAAATGATGAAAATGCGGCTGATAAGCGGAATTGAGTGCTACGGAGATCTTAACGACTCCTCAAACTTTAGCATTGTCTGCGATGATGAAGAGGATGACGGTGTTTGGTGTGAGGGAAATCCTGACGACCCGAACTTTACTTTTGAAAGCTGGGAACAGGTGGTCGAAACGCTAAAGGCGTATTGGGCTGGTGACATTATAGAAATTAGCGCGGTGTGATATGGCAACTAATACAGAGATTACCGCGCGACTCAACTCTTTCTTAGAGGAGTTGCGCGGTATTATGACCGAGCGTCGTGCTCGCGTTAACGAGCTGCTGGCGCAGATTGAAAGCCTACAGGCTGAGATCGCCGAGATTGAACGCCAGAACGAGACACTCGAGCGAACTGTCGCCGACCTGCTAAAATCCTTCTAAATCAAGGTGTTAGCCGGCGCGGGGCCCGGCCCCCTAAGCGCTTGAAATTCAACATTAATCTACACCCTCACCACGATTCCATGCTGTTTCACCCTCCTCCCAACGCGTTGAAAAGATTGACTTTTTCTCCCCCCGCTGCACTGCAGCGCGCCAAAGTAGTAGTTCGACGACTTGTTGTCAAGTGGAAACGCGATTTGAGAGGAGTACGCGTACATGACGAAGTCATATCTTTTGCTACCTCTACTCCCCTGCGCCAGTAGTAGTAGATCGACGACGCATTGTCAAGTGGAAAGGCGATTTGAGCCGTGGCCGCGTACATGACGAAGTCATATCTTTTGCTACCTCTACTCTCCTGCGCCTATTTTAGTAGTCTTTCGACGACTTGTCAAGCGTAAAGATGTTTTGAAGCGTGGTTGCACTGTGCACAGAGTCATATTGCGAGCCCCCACTGCACAGCAGCGCCGATTCTAGTAGTAATTCGACGACGTGTCAAACGTAAACGTGATTCAAACCGTGGCCGCGTACGTGACGAAGTCACATTGCGGGTTCAGGAGATTAAATGTTAAGCATATATCTTGTAATTGCACTGTTCTCTACTGCAGGAGCATACTTTTGGTTGGGCTGGCTTGTCGGCGAGACTAACTTTAGTGCAAGTTTGCTGCTAGGGCTAACCTGGCCTCTACTATTAATTTATTTTATGAGTTATTACCTAAAAAAGAACGATAAAAACTAAAAAACCCGGGTAAGTCCCGGGTTTTTACATTTTTTCTAACGAAGAAAACGAATGATTGCACGTCGTTGGGGCGGCGGGGCGACCCGACAAACCCTCTTTTCTCTAAAAAGAGACTAGAGAGGGAGAGAAGCTAGGACGTCGTGGGACTGAATGTGCGCTCCTGGCCGGGAGGGAGAGTCAGAAAAAAATGAAATTTTTTCGACTGCAAGGCGCTCAAGCAACCACCTCCTAATCAATCCTAAAATGTAGTAATTAAAAACTGGTCGATAGACAGACCTCTAGCTGGTAGATTTAAAACGCCTAGTCGGCACTTCGTGCCCTAGCCAAGGCCCCAGATTAAACTTCGTTTAAAAACAAACAGCCAAGGCCCCAGATTAAACTTCGTTTAAAAACAAACAGCCAAGGCCCCAGATTAAACTTCGTTTAAAAACAAACAGCCAAGGCCCCAGATTAAACTTCGTTTAAAAACAAACAGCCAAGGCCGCACACTAAACTTCGTTTCGCCCCAGCACCGACAACGAAACCTCGTTTCTCTACAGCTCTAAGAGTAGAAATAAAAAAAATCCCGAAGCACCTGGCTCGGGATTCAGTAGTTTTAATCTAGTATATAGCTCTTTTTAATGAAATCTAGTCTAAATCCTGGTTTTAGGGTCTTTTTAATGCAGGGTTTTAATAAACTCTAGTCTTAATCAGGTGTTTTTAACTCTCTGGGGTTAGGATTCTCTAAACCCCAGTGTTTTTCAGTTTCTTTTTAGCATCTTCCCTAAATAATAGTAGCCGAAGATAAACCAAGAGTCAATATTTTTTATTTTAGCTTTTGGGGATTGCCCTTTTCTAGAAGGTGACACTTGACTTTAAGCGTAGATTAGGCTATCCTAGTATAAAGGAGAAATCCGATGAAGCGTATTTTTGGATTGCAGCGTAACATGTTTAGAGAGCTAGTAGGCAGCAGCTCTACTTTTGTTACCGATGGACTACACTTTCGCTTTGAGAGCAGTGACTATACTTCAGGAGCCTGGACTAGTCGTGTCAACTCTGTTGTAGCTACTATAGAGGGAGCTACTTTTGATGGTACTTTTAGTTTAGATGGCAGCAACGATAGAATTAGTGTTGCTGCTAGCCCCGAGCTCTCTTTAAGCGTTGCTACCGAAAAAACACTGCAAGTATGGGTTCTCGTGAATTCTTATGGTGCCGCCAATACCCAAGTTCCAGTTTTTGGCAAGCTATCCTCTAGTTTTAATTTTGACGGGTACTGGGGTGGACTGTTCAGTAATGCGGGAGCCGTACGAGTAGTTACAAATGGGGCTAGTGGTCAACGAATTAGTACTACTGCAAACGACGTTTTACCATTAAATACCTGGAAGCTATTCACCTTTGTCTCGCGTATCTCAGCTGAGGCAGGTAGTACTCGGGTATCTTTAAATGATGTAGAGATTATTAGTACCGCTCACGGCACTGACTCCTACTCAGAAAACAATCCTTTGTATTTTGGATTTATCGGGGCTGGAGTAAGTTCGCTCTACTTAAATGGTCGAATTGGGGCAGCCTATTTTTACACTCGAGGGCTTAGTGCTGAAGAGATTAGCGCAAATTTTGAAGCCACTCGTGCTACCTATGGAGTGTAGGAGAACAATATGAGTATATATACTATGAACACCTCTTGGGCGGTGTTATCTAACTCGGCTACCGTAGCTTTTCAAGTTGTGGGAGCTCATCCTGTGGAGATTGGACTAGGCACGAATAATGTCGCGCCTAGTGCCGGATTCATCTATGCCCCTGGATATGGCGATCGAGGTGCGATTACCACCCTGTTTCCGACGGAGAGCGGTAATACGATTTGGGGTCGATCTAGTGCTGGGTCTAGCGTCTACGTCGGTTAAGCTTCACACAGCGTTCTGAGTTCTCGCAGCGTGTTGGCCGTGTCCGGTTGTAGCTTTGTCACGCTGCGGGTGATCGGAGTTCCAGTGTCGGAATATCCGAGGACGGCTTCCCAGACGCATTCGTGCACATTCGAGTAAATGTTGAGAGCAATCACATTGTGCTGAAACCAGCGTGCTTCCGGCAGGTCGATTTGAATTGGGGTAACGTCGAGGATTGTGTGGAGTAGGGCTTTCATAGTGTTCCTGTAAAGTTGTATGAGTGGATGGCTTTTAGTTGTAGATTGTGTGCGGCACGTTGCAGTGCCGGATTAGCATTTGGGTAGGCGTCATAGAGTTCGTCTAGTGTTGCCTGCTCCTCATCTGTAAAAGTATAGACGGGTTTGTACCTTTGAATCGCAGATTCATATGCGGCTCGGGCTTGCTCTTCTGTGTCAAAGGTACCTAATTGTATTTGTTTACCTTGTATTGATATCGTAGACTGGTACTTACCTGAGTTAATTCTAAAGTTAAAACGTTTTGCTGGTGCAGCAGCCTGGACGTTAAAACTAGAATCAGCTAATCGTAGATTCTTGATACAGTTATTGTTTTTACAGCCATCAATGTGGTCAATCTGATAGTTGACAGGGTCCACTCCGTAGTAGAGTAGCCAAGAGATTCTGTGTGCTTTATAACGAAGTCTGCATCCGTCAATACTTACCTTAACATCGACATATCCCCGACTATTAGTATATCCTGCTATGGTATTAGCATATCTAGCATCCCAACTCTTATTTCCCCTAGGGTTCCAAAACAGCTCTCCTGTTTTGTGGTCGTAGCGGAGCAATTCAAAACACTCTGTAGGAATTGGTTTATAACTTTGCGCCTTACCACTAGGAGCCGCACTTACTTTCGCATCTATATCATGCATCGGTACTAGGTTAGAAATCGAGTAATCAAGCGAGTCCTTATTTACATAACGCAGCTTATCTACTTCAGTTCCGTGATACATCTTGTACAGAATATACGCCGTAGAGTAGGTTTTACCATGTATACGAAGTTCTCTAGAGAGGCTCTTATTAGCGTACCTAGCGTTAAAACCTTTCCAGGCAGGTCCATAACTCTCGTCTACCGTTTTCCAGCGAGCTTCACCTGTTTCGGGATTATAGTAAATCCTGGACTGTAAATAGCTTTGAGAAGGTAGTTTAGACATTAGTTAGTCCCTATTTTCAAAAGGTGTGCGATAGCCCGATGCGTTCTGGTGCGTCAGTCATAGTGTGCCTCCATGCACTGTACTTTCGCTGAATCTGTAGCCATCTTAGCACACGTATCCCAAGGTGTCAACGCAAAAACGGCTTGCCAGAGGACGTATCCAGCAAGCATTATCGCAGCGGCTACAGCAAACATAATTATATAAAAGAGTCCTGTTAGGACTTCACCAACGTTAAACATTATCTAGTCCTAACAGTTTACGAGCTTCTGTAATGCGCTGGCTCCAGAGTTCGTGTGGCAGTCGTTCGCCGTGTGGGTCTTTGACGAGACCCATCGCTTCAGCAGCCAACATACGAGCTAGGGGCTCTACCCGTTCTTCGAGCCAGTTACGATCAAATGTAGTGCTATTATCTTCCATAGTACTGCAACACAGCGCGCAAGTGAACCAGATCTTGCTTCCAACGTGCGATATCTTCTAGCTCCAGACGGTCATAGGCCCGCGATTCATACTCTCGTATGAGTTCTTCTGTCACCTCAATCGAGTTACGCAGTTTATCACAAATTAGCGCCTCAAGAAAGTCACTCTGCAGAAAGGCACGCACAAACTCATTGGCATTCATCACCACGCACTCCTCTTAATCTCTTCACGATACTCATGAATAGGGCGCACCCAGGTTAACACTGCATCAATCGCCTCTTCGAGGCTGCCACAGCCTTCGATAATCGCTTCAATCTCTGCGGGCGTGAGTGTTTCGACAATGATATCACAACCATCTTCTTCATAGTGGTCTACGCAAAATTGAATAACATCTCTAGCGCTCATGGCTGTTCTCCTCTGTATGTTTTAATATAGTGTATTTTGAGCAACTATGCAAAAGAAAAAGAGGCCGCAGCGCTGCAGCCTCTCTCTTTATTGCAATTTTTTGTACTATCAGAAGTTGAGTGAAAATCCAACGAGCGTACGAGTATAGGTCCAATCTGAGTCAAAACCGGCTTCAAGATAAAGCTCGGCACCCATTGGTCCGATTGGGGGAAGTGCGTAGTCGGCTCCTAGATTGATACCCGTGAAGGCATCCCCGTTAAGGTTCAGGTTAGTGCCGTCATAGACGTTGAGGTCAGTTCCGGCCCACAGAGCCAAACCGTTCATAGGCTTGTAGACAATCTCAGGAGACACTGTCGTAGTGAAGAGTTCAGTAGCAGTGCTATACTCTCCGTCGATAGAGGTGTTAAGAGCAAGACTCGAATTGAGTTCAATAGCAGAGGCTGAAGTGGCAGTCAGCACTAGAGCTGCAGCGGCAAGAGTTGTTTTCATGTAAGTTTCCTTTCTATATGTTGCAATCTGTTAAGGTCGATTGTTTACCTAATCTTAATATAACATAGAATCAGTCTCTTGTCAACTGCTTCTGAGATAAATTTTGCAGGTGTGACAAAAATGTCACACCTGCAAAAGTGTTAGTTACCTGAGATGACTTGAAGTTGTACGTCAGCGCGCATTTCATCACTGAGAGCTACGAGACCACGCTCAGAAAGGTATCCGTCTTTTGAGAGCGCAGCATCACTCATATACTCTTCAATGAACTCTTGCAGACCGGGAATAACTCCACGATGTGCGTTCTTGACGTAGAAGTAGAGCGGGCGAGAGATAGGATACGACCCATCACCGATGCTATCAAGGCTAGGCTCTACACCGTCGATGTTAACACCCTTGAGCTTGTCAAGGTTTTCATAGAGAAATGAGTAGCCAAAGATTCCCAGAGCGTTGACATCTGCTTCGAGACGCTGAACGATAAGATTGTCATTCTCGCCGGCTTCAACAAACGCACCGTCCTGTCTCATGCCCGAACAGTTCTCAGCAATCCAGTCCTTATCAAATTTGCCTTCTACAACATGCGGCAACTTAGCACAACCGGCATGCATTGCAAGTTCTACAAAGGCGTCACGTGTTCCTGAAGTAGGAGGCGGACCATAAACTAAAATAGGATTTGCAGGCAAAGCTGCATTAATCTCGTTCCAAGTTTTATATGGATTTGCAACCCACTCTCCGTTTACCGGAACTTGTGCTGCCAGTGCAAGATAAACTTCTTCAAGTGTAAGATCCCAGTTAAAGTCGTTTGCTCTAGAACCACTAATTGACAGTCCGTCATATCCAATCAGCGCTTCTGAAATATCAGTTACACCGTTTTGTGTGCAGAGTTCGGTTTCTGAACTTTTGATTGCTCTGCTGGCTCCGGTAAGATCAGGGGTATCTTGGCCAATGCCTTTGCAAAACTCTTTAAAACCACCGCCAGTTCCAGTGGACTCGACGATAGGGGCTGTATATCCAAGATTAGAGAAGTTTTCTGCTACGGCTTGGGTATAAGGAAATACGGTGCTAGATCCAACGATACGAATCTGGTCTCTAGCGTATGCAGTGCCGGCAATCATGATTGAGGCAGCTGTAAGGGCTACTAGTGTTTTCATAAATCTCTCCTATAGGTTATCGCATCTCTGCGTATATTCACTATAACAGAAATTTGTAACAGTTTTGTAACTATTTTGTGTCGGAGGGCAATTATTTTTTAATTTATTTTACCGGTACCAGAGCGTCTCGAAAAATATCCCAGGCTCGTTCCCAACTCCAGCGTAGACTACTTTGATATACACAAGTTCTATCTAGTAAGAGTGCTTGCTGCACTGCAAGGTCTAAAAATTCGTGCAGTACTCCTGTCACTCCATCATCTACTACATCTAGAGGTCCTTGTACGGGATAGGCTGCTACTGGAGTGCCACAGGCCATTGCTTCAATCATAACCAACCCAAAGGTATCCCAACGACTTGGAAATACAAACACGTCTGCTTGTTGGTAGTAATATGCTAGTTCTGCTCCACGCTTTGCTCCGACAAAGTCAACATTTGAGTACTTCTGTTTGTACTCTGCAAGCTTTGGTCCCTCTCCTACCATAATTTTCTTAGTACCTGGGCAGTCTAAGTTAAAAAATGCCTCGAGGTTCTTCTCTGCGCTCACTCGGCTAACACATAGGAGAACTGTTTTGCTGTTGCCATTTCTAACTGCCGGCTTAAAGAGACTACGGTCTACTCCTCGAGTCCATGAAACTACGTTATCCTTAAATCCGTGGTTACGTAACTCTGTTACCATGCTGTCAGTTGTAGTTAGTACTCTATTTGAATTTGAGTGAAACCAACGTATGAGAGGCCAGGTAATAGTTTCTGGTACTCCGAATAGCGCTTTTAACCCTTCAGGAAACTTAGTGTGGTAAGCAGTATTGTAACGATACCCACGTACTGTAAAATACCTTCGAGCAAACAGACCAAGAGGACCTTCTGTGGCGATGTGTATATAATCCGGAGCAATCGCCTCGATCTCCGCCCCCATCCCTGCGGGATAGGCAAGTTTGACTTCGTTATAGCGAGGGCAATCAACATAGCGGTACCGCCCGGGGTGAATATAACTAACGTTATAACCATCACGAGCCGCATACGGTTCAATATTTTTGTAGGTAGTGACAACACCGTTAATCTGCGTCGGAAGATTGTCCGTGACTATCAGTATCTGTTTCATAATAAACTAATTCCCACCTTCCATCTAAATGTTCTAAGAGTGCGGTACGACTCTCTACCCAATCGCCGTCGTTCATATAGCTTACATCATTGATGCGCTTAATCTCTGCTCGATGAATATGCCCACATATAACTCCGTTATACCCCTCACTCTTACAGTACTGTGCTAGGTGTTGCTCATACGAACTAATATACTGCAGAGCCTGTTTAGCATTCTGTTTTAAGTAGTTACTTAAACTCCAATATTCAAGTTTTAGCAGTTTACGCAGTGAATTTAACTGTAGGTTTAGCCAGATAGAAAAATTATACAGAGAGTCGCCAACGTGCATTAACCACTTATGGTCAATCATTAGAGAGTCAAAAAAATCGCCATGTATGACTAGATAACGGTTACCGTCTAACCCTACATAGTCATAGCGGTCTAGCAGTTTGATATTACCGAGTTCGAGTTCAAAGGGCAAAAACTTCCGTAGAGCTTCATCATGATTACCAAGTATGTAGTAGACTGCTGTACCACGTTTTGCCGCAGTTAGAATACGTCTAACTACGTTAGAATGCGATTGAGGCCAGTACCAACGTTGTTTCAGTCTCCAACCGTCAACAATATCTCCCACTAGGAATAAGTTGTCACAGGTGTATGTTTTTAAAAAAGCGCAGAGAGCGTCTGCGCTGCAACCTCGAGTACCGAGGTGAACATCTGAAATAAAGATACTCTTAACTTTCACGAGGCGGTTTCTCTTTTTGCTCTCGAACACGCTTATCTTTTTGCTCACACAAACAGTGGTCGCAAAAGGCAGAACCGTATTCCGCACAGCGCTTGCAAGGTGGGCGTTCTTTTTCTACTGACATAAATCTTCATACCGAGTAGTATACACTCTGTGAGTGCTAAGGTCTTTATGAGTTTTTTTAAATAGCGCTTCTAACAGTGTTTTCATTTTATTCCTCTAAGTGCCCCACTTCTGTTGCTAGGCAGGGGCCTCCCCCTTACATTAGGCTGCTAGAGCCTGTGCAGAAGGTGCAAAGTTATCGTTTGCAGTTGTTGGTTTCTTGCGGTTACAGTCGCTTGCGCACTGGCTCCTAGTTTCCTTTTTCACACCTGTCGATCCCATTTCGGCCCCATCAAAGATACACTGTCATTACCACCATGCTCCCCCGCTTTACAGGGGCTATGTCTGTTCAGTTTATCTATGGTGGAGCCGTCGGCTTCGAAGCCGAGTCCAGCCTGTGTCTGATTTACGTCATCAGAGCTTGTACTTTTTCTTTTTGCAGTAATTCTGAGTGCATACCTTGATGTATTTCTCTGTGGCAATTAGCACACACGATTATACATTTGAGTAGCTCTTCCATTAAAATATGTTTTTCTGAGTGCCTCAAGTCAGATATTTTATACTCTTTTTTATCGGGGTCAAGATGATGAAAATCTAGTGCTGCTTTACATCTATCATACCCGCATATTTTACAAGAATAGTAACCCAATATTTTTAAAACAATCTCATATTTTTTAGTAGCTTCATTAGTAGCTATGCACTGGCGACAATGTGCTCTGTAAAGTCTTTTTCCGTTACGGCTATGACCCGCGGTATAAAAACTGTCAAGAGGGAGTTCTTTTTTACAAGTGTTGCAGGTTTTTAAAGTATCAACCTCTACACCTAATATAGTTTTACGATACTGTTTCATAAAGTACGTGTTAAACGACGTAGCCACCGACTTATCAGACGGTTTTCCAAATATAGCTATAAGACCTCTACTAACTGCTTTACTGTCAATTTTATCTATTAAATAAGTACTAGGAGAGACATCTGTTTGTAGCACTGCTTCTAATACTAATTCATAATTTTTTACATCTTTACGTTTAACTTTAGATAGCACAAATTCTTCATATGTCATGGTATTTTTCTTAATATATTATGACACTTAGACCCCTAAAAGTCAAGCTTTTTTTACATATAAGTTCGGAGATCCACTAGAGATATTTCAAAGCGCGGGCGAACGTCAATATTCAATCCGTATACGCCAACCCAGAGAGAGAACCATAGCACAGAGTGGTATGACGCTTTTTCTCCAAGGTGCCCTACAGAGATAAATCCTTTGAGATACTCTGTAACATTAATTTCATCTTCCATCTTTATTCCTTACTGCACGCAATACAACTTCGTTGTTTCTCAGTTCGATCTCAATTTGCGAACCTTCCTCTAGTCCGAGTGCTTCCACAATCTCTGGCGGGATGCTCATTAGCACGTTATCATCATTGTACGGGTCGTCGAAAAAGATCTCGTCATAGGAGTAGGTTTTCACTAGACGCTCCTGTTAATTGTCACAATCTCGTGCTCTTCAATCGTTGTTATCACATGTCCGTAGTCACTCTCAAAGCTATGCTCTAATTCATCAATCATTTGATCGAGTTCATCAGGGTCGAGCCGATCTTCGGTTTCAAGCTTTAAGATGACGGTCATTGCGACTGTATGTTTATAACTCATTGTAATGTTCTCCTATGTTCTTCTAGTTCTTTCAGCAGCGTGCCGAGTCTCCAATTTTCGCTCATGTCTACAGGCTCTAGTGTAAAAAACTCACTAGAGATAGCGTGCTTGATGCAGTTCCGGGTGAATGCCAGAGGATATCGAACGCCTGAAGCATTCATGCCCGTGTTGACTAAGTAGACATTACAACGGTGCTGCTGTATTCGGTTCATCAGCAGGTTGCTATACTCGTGAATAGGACGCGGCATAAACGGCGAGCCATAGCACGGTGAGAACACCTTTTTGACTTCGCGCAATCCAGCTTCTGTGCCCGGCATTAGGCTGGTATAGCCGGTCTCGAACAGCAAGCGGATAGTCTCACCGCGCACCTGACTAATCGGAGGAAGGATGCCCTCTGCATCCATTGCAAGAAAGAAGATGTTGTGAGGGCTTTTAAAGGCAAATGGTGTGTGCGCATACGCGTTTTCGACCATCTTCAGCGGATAGCTCAATCGAGCATTTGCCTCGTCGGGATTTTCAACTACAAGACAACCTTCGCTCCTAGCCAGTTCGACAGCATTGAAGATAGTCGGATGCGTCTCAGGTGACAGCCCCTCGCTCTTGGCATAGCAACCGGACTCGACCATATGTATTCCATTGTCGCTCCAGTACACCTCGTCGTCGCTAATCAATTGAAAATCTGGGTCAGAGCTCAGAGTCGTCTTACCAGTTCCACTAAGACCGAACATCAGGTTGTTCTGTCCGTTATAGGTAAACGCACTACAGTGCATTGGTAAAGTGTTACGACGAGGCAGTTCGAAACCGAGGATGCCGAACACGCCCTTCTTGATTTCACCTAAGTAGGTTGTACCAGCAATCAGCATCTCTCGAGCATCAAGATGAACGTAGATGCGTGGATGAGGAACTTCAACCTTCACACTATGAATGATTACCCAGTCTACCTGGTCGAAAGGAGCTGGGTAATCATAAGAAAGAACACTAAACATATTACGAACAAACTGAGCATGAACGTCGCTGTCTGTCAATACTAGAAAAAGGATTCCACCGCTGTAGAAATATAGACGATGCGGGTATGCGTCTGAAATAGGAATACCCATCTTTAGACGGAGAGCAGTAAACTGCCCTTCTGTGCCGACCTTACAGTACTGCGGTCGATGAGTACAGAGCTCTCGCGTCGCCTCTCCAAAGAAGACTTTGTGTTCTGGACTACGACCAGAGGGAACGGTTGTTATGTTATAGTTAGGCATTGCGATGTTCCTTCGCACGCTGTTCTAGCAGCGCAATAATTTCTTGTGCAAGAGTCCAGTTCGGAACTCCGCAGTATTCAGGAACCTTATAGCGATCTAGTGTCACTATAAGGTCCTGTAGTAGTTGGTGACGACTACGCACGATTGTCTTGCCAACTATCGAGATACCGAATCTTTTGTTCTGTGGTCCAGCCTCGAAGATAGGAGTTATCTTCATCAAAGAGTTGCAGGGTCTCTTCTTGTGTCATAATCCTAGAGTCTATAATTTGCTCTCCAAGGTGTTCTTGTGAGAGCTCTTTCACTTCCTCCATTGTGACTTCGTCACGGGCCCACTCCAGCAGGTCAGAGTTAGTAGCCTCAACCTCTAAATTAAGACGCCGCAGTTCTTCCACTGGAATGCAATAGCGATGCCGAAAAGTCTGAACAGTTGTAACGACTACATACATTTAAATCTCCAAATCTAGATAGTCAAGTTCGCCAATGCACTGAAAGAGAGTGGTTTCGGTCTGCAGTTGAGTAGTAAAATGCCAGTGCCCGAATATCCACTGCTGAGGCTGATGTGCCTCATAAAACTTATCCAGCCAATCAGCGGTGCGATTACGATACGTAGGACCGTGCAGCTTACCACTTTTCCAAAACATCTCATAGGAGATGCTGGCAGGGCAATCGTGCGTAATGAGAATGCGCGGCTTTGCAGACGTATAGGCGTCTAGCATAGCCTCGAATTGCTCATCACTGCACTCTTCGTCTGGCCACCAGTCATACATAGGAGTACGACGATACCAGCCGGGCGGCGCGTTTGGATTGTCAATACTCCACGCTCCACCAATGAACATGATGTCACCCTCAATCGTCCCGTCCGCAATATAGTTTGGGGCGGCACGACATGTCGCAGGATTGTCGTGGTTGCCGCGGATGAAACGGTGCTGCGGATGACGAGACTGCCATCCGAGAATATAGTCGTCTACTTCTTCACAGCCCGAGAAACCCAGACCATAGTCACCAATCTGGATACTCGGTCCGTCCCAGTCTTGCAGTAGAGCGCGGTAGGGAGTGTGAAGACCGTGAATATCACCAATCAAGCGTAGCATTTTGTGTACTCCAAAGGTTATAGTAGAGATATGCGTTAGCGCCGGCTAAGAAGGCTACAAGCAGGGAAGGAGATGCCAAAGCGACGGCTGCGATATGCGTAAGAAAAAGCGCTTGACAGACTATTTTCATAGAACCTCCTGTAGGGTGAGTAAAAAGCGTTGCAGCAGTTCGATAAAGGCTGGCAGAATAGCGATAGTGGCGTAGAGACTTAGAATCCAGAAACCGAGACGTATCATCTTTTTTTCAAGTAGCTCCGCACATCAAAGTTATAGTTGTCCAGTATTTGTTTGAACTCTTCTGAGTCCTCAAAACGTTCTGAATATCCAAGATAGCTTTCAACTGTTTCGAGTTGTTGAGGCTGCGGCGTCTTTTGCCGTTTTTTCTTCTTCTTTTTGTGCACTACAGGTTCTTCTTCTACTTGGGCCTCTGCCCAATGGTAGACGCCACGAGTCACTGTTGACGTAAAGCTAAAGATAGCAATCGCCGGCAACAGAATAACAAAGACAAAAACGAAGAATCCAAGTAGTATTTCCATGACAACTCAACATAGCATAGTTTTAGCACTAGAGCAAGAAAAAAATGAAAAAGGCTAGAGCGTTTCCACTCTAGCCAGTTTGTTCCCAGTAGTTTTACAACTTACTGAGGAATATCACCCTGAATACCTTCTACATAAAAGTTCATGCTTAGTAGGTCACCATCAGGAGCAGTCACACCATCCTCTAGCCAGACCGAGCCATCTTGACGGCGAATCGGACCTGTAAAGGGATGGTAGGTACCGGCAGCAATCGCATCACGTAGAGCTTCCGCTTCTGCCTTCACATCCGCAGGCACTACGTCTGTAATAACGCCAATCTCAACCTCGCCTTCACGAATTCCAGCCCAGGTGTCTGTAGAGGTCCAAGTTCCCTCAAGTACTTCTCCTACTCGCTTAACATAGTAAGGAGCCCAGTTATCGATGATAGAAGAAATGCGAGGGCTTGGAGCATAGTCAAGCATGTCAGATGCTTGTCCAAATCCTAGTACTGCTTCTCCAGCCTTAGCAGCTTCTGCAAGTGGAGCTGTAGAATCAGTATGTGAAGCAATAATGTCTACACCTTGGTCAATGAGTGCTCTAGCTGCATCAGCTTCTTTAGCAGGGTCAAACCAAGTGAATGCCCACACTACAGACAGCTCAACGTCTGGATTTACTCGCTTTGCGTGTAGGTAGTAGGCGTTAATGCCCATAACTACTTCGGGAATTGGGAAAGAAGCAATATATCCAATCTTATTAGTTTTGGTTAGTCGACCTGCCATAGTTCCTTGTACGGCACGCCCTTCATAGAATCGAGCATTGTAGATTGCAACATTCTCATGGTCACGCTTATAGCCGGTTGCGTGCTCAAAGCGTACATCTGGAAATTGAGCCGCTACAGTATTAGTAGCATCCATATATCCGAATGAAGTGGTAAAGATAATATTACAGCCTGACAAGGCCATTTGAGTTAAAACTCGTTCGGCATCAGCTCCTTCTGGAACACTCTCCTGCCACGCAATCTCAACTCGGTCACCATACGCCTCTTTAACAGCAAGAGCGCCTTGGTGATGTTGGTAGGACCAACCTAAGTCTCCAATCGGACCTACATACACAAAACAGGCTTTAGCCTTTTCTAGGGGTTGTGCAGCAGCTGCACTAGTAAACATACCGAGACTCATAGCAGCCGCGGCCAATAGACTATTAGACAAAAATTTCAATGTGTGCTCCTAACTTAAAATGAAAAATTAAAGGCTAGAACATCGCTGCTCTAGCCTTTGCAACTGTTTAGTTGCTATTCACACTCTGAGTTCATCCTTTTACGTTGTGCAGCGCTACACATGAATATAACGAGTTATCGCAGAGTGCGCCTATTGGGTCCGCCCTATACCCACCGCTACGCAGAAGGCATTTGATTTCGTCTCGAGCCGACGGACAACATCGAGCATAGACTGTTACTGCAGAGTTGATTCTCTGTCAGAGTGTGTGCCAACAGCCTAATTTGCACACTCCTATCACCCCCTATACGGGATGAGATACGTCATTAAAATACAACGTGGTTAACCAACTGCTAGCGTGCAGCTGCCTTCTTAGGGCACGGAGGACCGACGACTTTTATTATAGAGAGTTTGGCTCCACAGCTATCAGACTTCTCTCTAGGGGGTTAACCCAACTGTTTCCAGTTGCTGGACATATCCCTTAATTCCAGTGACTCTAAGGCTTGCCTAAATTGCAAGGAAAGGAGGTTTTTTGCTTAGAGTATTCTACAGGATTGCGTTGTTGTTTTAATAACCAATATTAAACATTTTTAGTTGCTGCAACAATCCTAATTGACAAGTGAAACCGGGGTATTGCGTATCTCTAGCTGCGGCGCCACACTAGAGAACTTTTGGCTTGTGCTTTCGTTACCTACTCACTTTCCCCACGCCAAGCACGCTAACGACTTCACTAAAACTGTAGACAGGCTCTAAATGGGGTGTCTCCCTTGGTCTAAACCGTAAAGAGCTGTGAACGTCCTGTCTACAGATTAAGTGAAGTTGCCAGTTACTTCCTTCTGGCAGTATCTCTTTCGTGGATACAGGTTAGTGGGTTGGACGAGTGTTTACGGACATATTTTAAGGCTGTCTCACCTATCTCCCTACACAATCACACTAGTTGGGCAGGGTAGCGTAACTAGAACCCATCTCTGTTACGCATATTGCGCTACTCTTAAGTGCAGGATTCACACCTGCGTGGCCCCGTCTACCAGGGCATCTTAGTTTGTTTGTGCCTTGCACTTCTAGATCAACTTAAGGTAGTCACGGAGAGGTGTTTTGCTACGCGGGCACAACCTCAACAAAGCCTGCAGCAGTTGACGTTAAAACGAGTAATACCCCCGCATTAAGACAACTGTAACCTACGGAACACCAAGAACGGTCATCTCTTGCTTTAACGGCTCCATACACCGCACAGTCATTAAATCCCTCGTACGTCAGACTGCGAATTGAGTACGAAGAAGTAGAGACACTGCTCAGACAGCTTCTACATATTTATCACCTAGCCCACACTCGGTTTCCCGCAAGGTCTAAGGCTGAGAAAAGCTAGCATCCGCACGCATAGATGCTACGACTACCATTTAGCGAGGTCTCAGTTTCACTGGAATCTATACACAGACGCAATTGCTTGCCGACGGGTTACTCCGAAGAAACCTATTGAACACTAGGTAGTTAAATACGGCAGATTGTTCAGGGCACAATCTGCAAGGCCCAACTTACTACCTCCCCGCAGGGTAGAGTTCAGTATATCAACTAGAAGAACTGAGTCCTCCTAGTGACGAGCGAACAGTGAAATAACCGTCTTAGACTTACAGCCTACGACCTGGGCTAGTCCGCTGTTTCGCTCTGTATAATTTAATATACGCAATTTTTAAGGAACAAGCAAGCGTAAAATGGATTGGAGGGAGCACGTAGCAAGGATAAAAACTGCAATCAATTACTCGAGATACTCAATTGCAAGAGTCTTCATCCACCCATCTTCCTACATCGCGTAGGCTGTGTTACTAGTTGCGCGACTAGTTATTACACCACTCCAAACTTGGTTGCGGAAGGGGAGGACTCGAACCTCCGATCTTCTGGTTATGAGCCAGACGAGATGCCGCTTCTCTACCCCGCAAAAGTTCTACTCTCAGCTGCACTGCATCTACTATTAAGCCCGATACGCTGGCGCACTTAGTGCAGGTGAGAGTAGAAGCGGGAGATGGCCTCTAGGCCTAGGACCATCTCCCATGTGACTACAACTGGTAAGGTTGCTTTTTATAGACTTAATCACTCAGTCCCGCGAGAGTCAAACCACCCGCTCGGTTCTGTTGACATACTCTACAACAGCATAGAGTCACCTTGTTACTCTTGGTGCCAGAGATGTGATGAATTAGTAGCTACCAGGAACCATTCATCATATTTCGCATCAATACGCAGCCCCCAACCCGCCCGTATCGTGACCGCTCCATTTTCCGCCCAAACCGTCGAAACGGGCTAAACGTCTAACATGCGGCCTTCCTTATTTCTGTATTTAATATAACTCAAAAAATAGCAAGGGGCAAGTGTAAAATTACTACAATTACAGTATTACCCCCGCACGCATCGCATCTACTAGTCTCTGCGTTGCTGCCTCCGAAAGAACTCCGTTCTTCCATCGACAAGCCTTCCAACCGCGCGACCGAGTCCAGATAGCAAAGGCTCGACCACGAAGATAAGGAATAGCCTCTTCCTTAGTATAGAGGTCATAGTCGTATGGCAGATTCTTCATGGCACTAGCATATCCGCGCTGAAACGCCTCAACACGAGATAGACTTTGCGCAAGCCTTAGTGGTGATACAAAAACTCCGCCAGTATTGTGCTTACGTTCAATCATGCTTGTCTCCTCTATCTATATTTTATATTAGCGTATTTTTAGGAAACAAGCAAGAACATTTTTACGCTGCCGACTGCTGTGACTCTGGTGAATGTTCAAGTAAGCTGTCCCAACGGAACGACCGCCATTCATCTTTGTCTACATCCCAAACACACTGAACGTGCTCCGGGCCGCGTGCGATACTATACGTATCAATCCCAATCAAGTCAGGAACAAGCGTAGCACGCATGTCTCGAATACTACCATCACGTTTCCGAAAACGTAGACTCACGATTCCGGTTTCCAGCAGACTGATTAGATCTTTGTTCAACTAGTTCTCCATATTCATGTTGCAAAACAGTGGCAAGGTGTGAAAGGTCTTGTAGAGCACTAACAGTATTTTCTGCGGACTCTACATAGGTGCACATATAGTCATAGAGTTTAAGATATTGCACAGACGGTTTCATGTTTTCCTCTTTATAATTTAATATAGCTCAAACTTTAGTAAGAGTCAAGACCTATTTTAATGTAACTAGGCACTTAAACTAGCAATAGCTTTCGTAACTTACTTGCTTCTGTCTCATGCAAACGCTTCATTAGAGTAGTTACGTTCATACGCAGCTCTTCTAGACTACCATTATTATCAATCGTAAAGTCTGTCATCCACGGTTCAATACTAATCGAGGTAGACGGTTCTGGAGGTAGATGGTCACTGCGGTCTACCCAAATAGAATAGTCGAAGCTTCCTGAGTTGCGTAGCGCGTGAAACTCTGCTTTGTTACGCAGTCCACAGTAGATATCATATCGTTCGTAGAGTGCTCGTCCAAGTCGAGAAGCGTCAGGCCGATTGAAGGCCCGAATGAGTTCGTACCACTCTTGACGGTGATTATGCCTATCTTCAAAACACTGCTCTAGTGAAGAGTATCCGTATTTGCTCTTTAGTGCATCATAGATAAACAGTTCCGCACAAAACATTGAGGAACTTTGAAAGCTGTAACGATACAGTGTGCGAAGCAGCTCACACACTGTATCTTTACCGTGCCTAGCGTATCCGACTACCATTAGTCGCATTTTAAAATATCCTTTCCATAAAGTTGATGCAGTGCACGCACAAGATCACGTACATCTACAGCAACTCCTTCATACGGATTGCCTGCATAGTGAATACCTACCTTGTGGCGATTATAACTCTCGCGCTGTACGACTACAGGAGCGTGCTTATCACTAATGAGTATTTTTGTCATAGACTCGGCTTTCGTCTTCCACAGGCTTTTTCACTTCGTGAATTACCCAAAGCGCTAGAGGCAGATAGGAAACTCCCAGCACAATTGCCAGCATCAATAGTCCTCTCCTAAGGAACCCGAAGGGTTTCGATATGCACAGGCGTATAGTCAGTTTGCTCCACACAAACGCAGAATGTTAGCGTGTCCGAAGTGTGTATCTGATGTAACCCATATATCACGCATGTCTCGCTCCTTTTATGATTTAATATACCTTAAAAAGAGTGAGACTGCAAGACGCAACTTAATTTCCTGGGACGACTCGTTGCAACCAAGAGCTGTTTTCTTGAGACTCTGCGTTCGCAAGAGTAGCCTGAGTGGCTTGACTACGAATCTGTGCGTTAGCCTGATCTAAGGCTGCGGCACTCTCTTTGTAGTAGTTCTCGTAGGCTAGTATGATAGCTTGTTGCTGTTGAACTAGTGCACGAATATCACTAAAGTTTAGACCTAGATTGCCATATCCATCTCCCGTAAGAGCATAGAGAGCAAAGGCTTGACCTTGAGTTTCTAGTCTAGATTTGACTGCATCAATATTATCTTTATTAATCACAATCCACTCTACCTTACGTAAGTTAAGTTCGTCTACCGGAGGTAGAGTAAGTGGCGGCTTTTCCACAGGCTTTGCACTAATTTCAATTGCCCGGGGCGGAGGTGTTGAGCAAGCCACGAGACTTATAGCTATCATAGAGCCAAGGACACTCTTTGTTAAAAGCTGTCGCATTTTCTGCATTCCTTTCTGCATCTGTTAGTTCTGCTCCTGAAAGAAGCTCAAAACATCTACCGGCGTTTTCTGTACCGCGATTTACTGCACGTTCGATACCTTCGGCATTTGCTAGAGCGGCGGCAGTAAGGTCGATTTGCTGCAGCTTTGTTGCAAGTTGCTGGTTTTGACGACGAATATTTTGATAGGCGGCGTTGAGAGTATTTAGCTCTGTCTGTGCTGCGGCATAGCTCTCTTGCAGTGAGTTAATAGTTTCTTCATTCATCTGCACTGCAGTCTCTAACTTTGCGGCATTTTCTACTAGAACTGCCATACGCTTCTGAGTGTCTTGATAATAGAGGTAAAATCCTCCAGCCATAGTAGCCATAATAGCGCCCATGACCATCATTCCTTTGAGTCCTAACATAGAGCTGACTCCTTTTAGCGGGGCTATACTAGCAAAGCTTAAAACTTTGCTAGCAGCAATCTTAATGCCTAACGGCGGGTATTTTATTTTAGGAGCTTGGCGAGGGTTTTTGGCCCGGCGACTCCGTCTGCGACTAATCCATTTTTTGACTGCCAGGATTTCAAGGCTTTTTCGGTTCCAGGGCCAAAGGAGCCGTCGGATGTAAGGCCAAGCGCCCGCTGTAGCGCTTCGACGACGGGGCCGCTCGACCCTTTGCGGAGGGTTTGGGATAGGTTCAGAGCGCTCGGGTTCGGGGGCGGAGCGCTCGGAGTAAAATTTCCACCAAGTACCTGCAGTGCGTGTTCAAATCGCTGTTTGCGGTCAGCTAAACCAATGTCCCCACCATTGATTATCTTAGTCATCTTTACTATGTCTTTAGCGTCTGCGACGGCATTAAGCTTCTTTGCATTCCAGAACCAGCAGGCACTCTCAATTGCACCTTTTTCTGTCGCAACATACGCTGCAGCCTCATCTGCAGTCATGCCCACAGTCGATCCAAAAGCTCCATAGTTATTACGCCCCGTGAGCTGCTTTAATCCACGACCACGAAACTTCCATCCGTCTCCAGGCTGCACATTACCTAGTGCTCCTTTAGCAGACCGGTTTTCATCCATATAGACATAGTTAGCAATTTTTTCTGGATTACGTGCGTACTCTGCGGCGTTCCGCTTGCCTGGTCCAAAATACTTTGGAAAAACTCGTAGTAGCGTTTCTTCCCGATAGTTTAAGTTCTCTTCGAGTGTTTTAAAATTATTAGACTCGTGTGCGCATTGGGCTAGAAAGCCGGCGACACGAGCCTCAGTAGTAATATCATATTTTGGAAAAATAGAGACACAAGCCTCATACCAACGGTCTGAGTCTGGATTGCCTCGTAGAATTTCTCTTAGTTGTTCCTTTGTAAAGTTAAATTTCAATAACTTTCTCCTTTCTGTCTAGTTCCAGAGGGCTTCATAGTACTTGCCGAACAGCCGGAATCCGTTGTTCATACGTGCTTGATGAGCACGTTCGCCCTCACGGTCATATTTACCTTCTTTTTTCAGTTTAAACTCACGATTACCGTCCTCATCTGGCTCTGAGCTAAATTCAAACTCTGCGTGCTCAATGATGTAGTCCTCTTCCCACCAAGCACGAGTCTTCTGCTCAAATGCCCAAATCATCTCATTGAGAACCCAATCCCAACGAGCGTGAACATTACCGTCCTCGTGCCACTTCTCGACAGGAGGCGACTCAGTGCTACGAAGATGCTCAGGAACGTCATCATCATCGACGTTCGGAGAGCCGTGCTTAGTCGTTTTAAGTTGCTTCAGCATAGGAAGAATAATATGGGCAAGAGTATGGTCCATACTCCAAGTATCCCAACGGTCGAGCTTTACGACAATGCGACGTTCTTTTTTGTCCAGATAGCGATTAATCGTAGCATTGTAAAAAGATTGAAGACCGTTCTCAATTTTTTCAAGAGTATTGTCAATCCAGTCTTTATTATCCTGCCACTCATTACCATATCGCCGAGTCATGTGACGTTCGTGAACTCGACTAATCCAGCGGTCAATGTACGGACCAATATATACTTTCATCTTTGTCCTCTTCTACAATCTTATAGGCTTTCCAAGCACGTGCAGCTGCAAGTGCATCTTCCCAAGTTTGAAAAGATGCACGCTCTTCTTGATTTTTCATTACATAGAGAAAACCATCCTCAAATGGAACTAGTATGTAGTAAAGTTTATCCGCAATAGTCAACTGTACGCTCCGCCCACTGGCTCAAGTCAGCTATGTCATCCATATTTACATTGCACCACGGGTCGGTAATGACAAGTACCTCTCCCCGCAACATAAAGTTGCCACGGTGCATATCAAGACGACGACCCTCACAATCGTCATCATCATCCTGTTCATTCTCACAATAGGTATTAGTGCCCATACCAAAAGGACGCCCGCTCTTTGCGTGAGTAGTATTTTCCTTAATGGCATTAACTACTTCTAGCAACTGCTGAGGATTAGGAACTCGAGTCGGATAGGTATCAAGAAACTCCTGAGCTTCCTCATCTGAGTGATAGCCAAGCACGTAGTCACGGATAAAATCCGTAAGCGATTCGTCACTGTAGGTAGTAGGAGCCAGACGTTCCATCGTACACACATAGAACTCATTAGCAGAGTCGCTATAGAACGAGTGAATGTGCGGCACATGCGGGTTATTGGAATAAGCGTCAATGACCAGCCCACGATAGTCCAACCACGGGTCATCCATATTAGTGCCAATCTTAATGGCAACATCTGAGTTGCTACGAGTAGCCAAAGCGGCGCTGTAGCAGCCAACCCCGAGAACAGCGTTACCTTGACGAGTGAGATTTCGGATGATGCGGTGGCCAGTCATAGTTATCTCCGTTGCTGATAACTAAATATAACCTATCCAAGAGCTTAGAGCAAGTGTACAGTAACTTTAACGTTGTAGGTATTCTACAACGGATTCACGATAGTCGAGACTCCTCGCATACAATACTACGAGAATAGCAGCTACAACTGCTACAAATCTGATACCAATTCCAAGCACTTCTAGCGGTGGCACTGTCAAAGGAATCCAGAAGATAAAGTGTAATGTCAGGGCAGCTGCAATAATAATAACTGTGCTCATTATATAGGCTACAGTATAAGCAGACGCTAAAATATAGAGGTGTGCTAACACTTTTTTCAAGTTACTCTCCGCACAGTGATACCCGCAGTTTCTGCAATTTCACACATCATTTCAGTTCCACGACCTCCTGGAAACGCAATAACAATATCAGGTTTACCCTCTTCTAGCATTTGAGTATTACGTCGATATCCTGCAGACTTGCCGTATTGCTTCCAGTTAGCTGGAAAACTAAGGGTCATGACTTTATTTCGAATGGCCCAATCTTTAGCTAGGGTATCTGCTCCGCGCGCCTCTCCCTGAATAATAACTAAATCGGTAAACTCAGTTTTAAGACTATCTAAGATAGTGTTTAAATAACTAACTTCATCAGTATTAATAACTGTATATCCTTCTTCAGTTACCCGAGTGCCATACTCGCGACCGCCACATACCAACACTCTAGTCATTTTTTAACTTCACCATAGTAGTTTCAACTTCAATACCTTTAGAGGCTAGCTCACGGTCACGAAGTTCTCGCATCTCTTCGTGAGTGTAGATTGCATTATGCAGCTCTAGATACCCACATTCCATTCCCTGAACATACATGCCTGGACCAAATCCAAACACATTATACAGGACATAGCGATAAGATCCACGCTCTTTGATCTCGCCTTGATAGATACGTTTTACAACTGCGTAAAACGCATCTTCACGCTCAGTCTCGGTAAGAGAGTTCCACCAAGCGTCGTTCTTGACCTCATACTCCTTAACAGCTTCTTCCCATTCTCTTGAGGCATTTGAGAGCGCTTCAAGCAAGTTAGATTTGTTGCTCATTTTTAATACTCAAAATAAGGTTGTTTGCATAGGACAGTACGAATTATAGCATTTATAGTTCATAGCTCCCTTCCATTCCATACCACATTTCCCACATTTTATAGTTTGCGAATCTAGCTTTATGGGATGGATGGGAGGAACAGCTCTAATTTGCATTTCAATATCGTCTAGCCGTTTCAGCACTTGTCTAAGTAAATCACTAAGACTAGGCTCATGTTCCATGCGAGCCTCCCCAAGTAGGTTTAACAACTTGTGACACACTTTTGGTTGCTATCTCAATTTTAGGATGAGCTGAGATAACTTCTTCAATCTTCGGTTCATAGGTCACTCGAATCTTACGACCCAATTCATACAAAGTATCTTTATCCGGGTTGTATCCGTGCTGCTCCAGTTCGTCAAGAGACTTGAGCAGATAAGCACGGTCTAGCAGTAGTACATATTTATAATTCATTTTATCCTCTTAGAAAAAAGCGTGTAGCAATTCACGTTCGCGTTCGACGTCCTCACGACTACGTGGGACAACACCAAATTCTAGCTGCATCATGTTTGCTGTATCAATGCGTAGATGTTTGCATCCATCTTTAAAATGCTTCCAAGTCAAACCATCATTATAGTCTGGAATGATAGCATGAGCCTTCGCATCTATATCTTCAATCCACGGTACAGAATAATTATTAATAGCGGCAATAGAACTATCATCATCTACAATGAGATAGTTATCGCCGTCTCGACCGTAGTCCTCAACCCACAAACCAACGTTATGCAGTTTGTTAGAAGTAAGACGGAACGGAGTTACTGGATGACTATGATACTGAAAGTTTAAATCGTTACTCGCCATGATATGCTTGACAAACTCAACTGCGCGTTCACTGCGAAAAGCCCAAGTAGTGCTGAACACAATCTGCGCAGATGAGTAGGTAGACCAGAGCTGAAACATGCGCACAGCAACCGGGTCAAAATAAGGTACAAGCCCATCAGGCGAACCAGCCATAAAATCTGCAACAGCTTTGCGGTTACGGTCAAAGAGGTGCATCTTGCCTGGCAGGAGCACTCCGTCGATATCCACAAAGATAATATTACGCATTTTTCTGTTCCTCAACAGCCGCTACATACAAATCAGTTTGACGAGCTTTTTGATAAGCAATCACTAGTGCAGACATCAACCCGTCAGCTAAAAAAGTATAGGTTTGTGAGTGCTCAAAAGTAGTTGGGTGGTGTAGATAAGCTAGAAATTTTTTCAACGCACTCAGCTTTCAGATTCAGCTACAATTTTTCTCAGTTGTTCGGCTGCATTAACAATGAGGTCGAGTTCCTCAAAACTCAAACGCACTTGCTGCATACCGCGGTTTTCAGTTTCTTGAGTCAGAGTGAGAAAGTATCCTTCATTGTCATCTTCCAACCTAACACGAGTTAGATTGTCTCCAAACATTAGGTTAGCACCTTCCAGGTGCACGGCAAGTTCTGTAATGCTAATTTTCATTTTAATCTCCTTCATAGCTAATAGTTTTGTCGGTCTTTTCATAGACTTGTTCCCAAGCGCAACCGTATGCTGGGCAGATGCGAACAAACTGAGGTAACTCATTAGCATCTGTCTCGCCGTGTCCACCAGTAAGAAAGTAGACTCCAGTCATCTCTGGGTGTGCGTGACGAAAACGAGCACGCTCACGCTCATAGAGATCGAGCGCTCTACGAAGATGTACAATTTGCTCAATTAACTGTTCGCGGGTCATGCCCTCTAAATCAGTCATGCAAGTCTCCTGTTTCATACTATAATATAGCAAAAGAAAAAGCGGCTGTCAAGCCGCTTTTTTGAATTTTTTACCTGCTTTAGAAGTATTAGCTTTGATTTTGAGAGACGCGTGCTCGCAAATCGCTAGAACTAAACCTATGGTCTCTAGTATTGAAGTAGATACTAATACCGCGACGTTTACAAATCTCTCGACCAGTAAAATCTTTATCCTTATACTCAATACCCATAACGCGCACATTAATCGGATACAGACCGAGTATATCTTCTAGGTCTTGTTCTGTCTGATAACAGACAATCTCATCTACATACTTCACAGCCGATAGCTGGGCGTATCGCTCTACGAGCGTTTGCACAGGCCGATTCTTTTGTGGTCTATCTACCGAGGGGTCTACTTGTAGTCCACAGATTAAATAGTCACACTGACTTTTGGCTTCCCGCAGCATCATAATATGACCCGCATGTAGCAAATCAAAAGTTGATGCGGTAAATCCAACTATCATGCCCCAGTACTCCCAAATCCGCCTTTACGAGACGATTTTGGCTCTGGACGGTCTGTCATTTCTTCAATCTCGTAGGTTTCTGAACGAACCAACTCCCCTTGTGCGACTCTGTCGCCATCCTTAATCTCTACAATAGAGTCACTTAAGTTAAGTAGAGTGATGTAGGTAGGCTCAACATAATCGCTATCAATTACTCCTTCACAGTTGATGAGAGTAATACCACTCTTTAGTGCCAGACCGCTGCGTGGATGAATACGCACTGAGAAACGCTCAGGAATATCCATAATAAGATTAGTCGGAATAAGATATCGGTGTCCAGGACGTAGTGCAATACTACGAGAGTTGCCAACAGCTTCTAGGCCTACCACATTGAGCCAAGTATAGGATTTAATCTCAGCACCGGGAATCAATGAGGCACAGAGGTCAAAACAGGCGGAACCTTCTGTAGCAAAAGAGGGAAGCCGAGCTTCTGGATGAAGCCGAAAGAATTTGAGTGTGCGACTTAAAAACATTATACACTAAATCCAATTGCTTCACAAAATCGCTCAAAATGAGCATAGAGCGTGTCAAGCTCGGTCTCATCGGTAATCTCAAACTCATAGCTCACGTTTTTAGGTTGAGACTCTATAAGACGAGTGTTCATTTCATCATAGGTGCTATAACGCAGTTCAATAGTACGGCTCATTGCATTCCTCCAGTGCTAAGATTATTTTTTGGGATTGCTTTCCAAATTGTAGAAGCCTCTACATACAGATAGGGACGATTAGTCTCTTCTTTATTCGGGTTATCAATCTTTACGACTACCCGCTTACCTTTTCGAAAGGCTCGGAGCTGGTTCATTACTCGTGCCCCACTTTGCATATACTCTCTACGCAGGGCACGAGTGATACTACGACTGACATTGCTGTGCAGCCCTTTAGAAGTGTAAGTTTTGCCAGAGGCTTTACCTTTTGCCATTGTCTTTTCCTAGATTAAGGGTTGTAACGAGGATTTAGTAGAGTTTTCAACATAACATTGTAGGGAGTGTAGTCTTCGAGGTCGTTTGCAAGAACACTCTGCATAACGCTAGGAGAAAATCCAGACACATGCGCGGTTCCACGGGAATCGAACTGTACCGGAGAACCGTTCTTATCATAACGAGCATTTAGGTTCCAGAAGACAATGCGAGGAACAGTATAGCCAACTGCTTCGTATTTACGCTTAATCATCTCCATAGCTGTATCGTCGTAGCGAGTGCACTGGTCGAACTGCATGTCAGAGAGGATAAGCAGTGTTGCAGGCATGTCTGCTTGAGGTACTCGATACTTCAGAGCTACATCCAGAATGCGGTCAAATGCAGCGTGCAGATTAGTATTCATAGCCCACTTAGCACCGCTAAGCTGACGCATACGGCTGGACAGATTGCCTTGCAAGTGCACAAACTCAGGAGCCCCACTAAAAGTCAAGATTAGGTCTTTAAACTTAGAACGGTTTTTTTCGCTGAGATAAACACCAAGAGCTATTGCAACGTCAATCGGCTGCACAACGCCTGGAGCAGAGTAGCCCGCGTTACCCATCGAACCGCTTACATCTACCATCGGCAGAATGCTAGCGTCGCCTACATAGTTAGGCAGGGCTTGCCACTGAGCGTCTGCAACCGCAGCATTGCCACGGGCAACAGACTTAACAACATCGTGCGGGTAAACAGCACCAGCGTTAATCTTAACAGTAGGGTCACGCTGTTGAACAGGCTTTTGCAGCTCTCGAATATAGGTGCTGTACGCCTCTGGAGCGTTACACCCAAAAGCCTTTTGGTACCGAGCACTTGCAAGCGACGGAACATGTGAGAAGTTAATGGAATTCCACTCCTTAGCACACATCTGCGACTCGACTACCTTAGTAAGGCGAACGAGTAGCTTACGGTACTGCTTCGGAGACAGTTCAAGAAACCGAGTCAGCTCAGCGGCGACTGGACCTTTACGCGGCATCCATTTTGCACAAAGGGCGTTACCATCAGACAGTGCTTGCTTGATGAGAGCAAATGCAGCCTGACGATTAGTTGCATCACGATAAGTGAACAAATCGTCCCAACGACCGAGTTCCGGTATCTTGTGCATAAACTCTCCGGCCAGAGCTGGGTCGGTAGACTCTAGAGAGGAGAGTAGATTGCGAAAGGTCTGTCGCTCGCCAGCCCCGCCACGGATATCACGTGCCCATAGCAGAGTACGCACAGTGAGGTCTTCGCTCTCACCGAGCGCAGCATGAAGCTGAGAAGTTAAATCAACACCGCGGGCGCTGCCCACAGTAGAGAATAGGTCAAGGATACGCGAACCGGTGTTAGCGTGAGCACGCATCCCGTTCTCAGTACGAGTTTCGGCAGTTTTAAGATGATTACGTACAGCAGCAGTAAAGTTCATGATATTTTCCTTCAATCTGGATTGTGTGTTTCGGTCTGATTATAAGTCAGATGCTCTTCGAGCGATTAGTTGCTGAAACAATCCTATATTCTTATTTATTTAGCCAATTTAGTGTTCTTTGAGCCCAGCTTCGAGTCTTATATCCTTGACGCCATGCTCTAGTACAATCTGGCCACATGACGTACCAAAGACCGTTAATCTCTTCGATGTAGCATTGTGAGTACATCATACCATAATCCTCTGTTATTTTAGCTGGATGACATATTTACCTTCTCAGATATGGTGAGAATTTTCAATGGTTTGCGGAAGTCATCCAATTGATAATTATTTATACGATATTTTTAACTAACATGCAAAGATATTTTTGGAGCGGGTAGGGGGATTCGAACCCCCGACATCAACCTTGGCAAGGTTGCGCTCTACCACTGAGCTATACCCGCAACTGGTACAGAATGGTGGAATCGAACCACCCCCGCTAGATCCACAATCTAGAGTGCTAACCTCTATCACTAATTCTGCGTAGTTGTTCTACTATCCAAGTGTATACAGAGATGCTAGGAAATAGCACACCCCAAAAAAGTAGATACCCAAGAAAACCAATCTCACCCTCAGAACTGTTTTTTGATTTAGATGAGTGTGCACGAGTCCAGTATACGCCACTACTATGACTTTTCGGTTTTAGTCCACCTTGTCGCATTAGCTCTCCTATTAGTTGTTATGTTTTAATATAACAAAAAAGAGAGTAAGATGCAAGCTAATTTTTTCTGTGAATTGTAAATTTTTAGTGACAGGACAGATAGATAATGTATTTTTTCAGAAAATAGTACGGCAAGCAACCTAAACTAAAAAAATTTTGCTACTTGCCTTTTGTTATATTTTACGCTATAATAGTTTTGAAGATGAGAGTATTAGCTTTGGTATTTTTACTTGCCGGCTGCTCAATATCTACTCCTAAACCTACTACAGTCTTATCGCTATCTGGCGCAAATGCTTTAGTAGGATTACATGAAAAGAGTGATAGGGAATTCCTAAAATCCCTTATGGGGATTGACCCGGTAAGATATGAGTGGTGCGCGGCATTTGTAAACGCAATTTTAAGTAGAAATGGAATACCGGGCTCTGAATCAGTGTCTGATAACCCTCTTTTGGCTCGAAGCTTTTTAGCCTGGGGAACTCCGGTAACGTCTCCTAAACGTGGAGATATAGTAATATTTCCAAGAGGCGACGAGAGTTGGCAAGGTCACGTAGGATTTTATAAAGGTAAAGTCTATCGAGACGGAGTTCTTTACTATATTATTCTTGGTGGAAATCAAAGTAATATAATATCCTATGAATTTTATCCCGCTAAATCTGCTCTAGGCATTAGACGCTGGATTGTGAAGGAATAGTATGGATTTTTTAGCATTAGTAGCTGACGTAGGTTTTCCAATAGCTTCTGCACTTGCAGGAGGTTTTTTCGTATTTTTAACTCTAAAGTTTATTCTTGCGGGAGTGCTAGAGTCTATCAAAACTCAAAGAGGCTTTGTACTCGCACTCAACAATAGAGTTAAGACTATGAATAACGAGCTTGTACGAATTGATGTGCTAATTTGTAATAGTTTTAATATCAGACCTGATTTAGACCGGATAGCGCGTGCTGACGGACAACAGGATGCTAGAAAGGATTAAAAAATGACGGAACAAGATAAAGATTTTAAAGATGTACACGTAGACCTAGTAACTAAAGGGGATAAAGTCGCTACACACTTTACATACTGGTTTGCTTGGTTTTGGGGTGTTGTAAGCGCAGTTTACTTTTTTGCAGTTACGTTTCTACCTATTCCCGCTGCCGGAGAAAACTTTGCTAATATCATCTTAGGATTTCTACTAGGCACTGCGGTCTCCACAATTATCAACTTCTTCTTTGGGAGTAGTGAGCAATAATGGAACTAGACATTGCAGCGGCGATTAGCCAATATGGATTTCCAATCATTGCTGCTTTTGGGTTGGGGTATTTTATCTTCTATATCTGGACCTGGGTAACACAAGAAGTAGACCCTGTCGTAAACGAGTCTCACATGACTCTTATTGGACTTATTGATCGTATTCGTATGTTAGATAACGATTTAATACGCTTAAATACTAAATTAAATATGATTTTACAAGAGCAAGAGCGACGACAAAAGGAGAGAGAGTATGAAACTCCTAATACTACTCCCGTTGATACTAATAGCTCCAACAACTAATGCGGGTGAACTCGCTTTTCAATTTAGTTCGCCTGCGTTTAGCGGTAATGGATACAGCTCACACGTATTAACAATAGAGCAACTAGAACAACAACGCAAAGAAAAAATTATCTCAGACGCTACTGCGGCACTAGAAAAAGAAGAACGAGAACTAAAAAACTCTAATGTGTATAAGTTTCGTAATAATTTAGAATCTCGAATCTATGCCCAGCTGAGCCGTCAAATAGCTGATAATCTTTTTGGGGAAGGTGCAACGGTAGTAGACGGAGAATGGTACACTACCGAAACTCCTTTTGGAGATGTAATAAATTGGAAGCGAGAAGATAATAGAATCTACGTAACTATTGAAGATTCTAATGGAGAGCTAGTAGCAGAGTTTGATGCTCCAATTGGGGAGTTTGCATTCTGATGAAAAAAATAGTAATTAGCCTATTACTGGCTTTTAACCTAGCAAGTTGTTCTACTATTATTAATAGGCTAGAACCCACAGAACCTGAAATAGTAAAACCGGCAGCTACAGAATTTGACAGTTTGCCGGCCCCTAAAAATGGTCAGATGGTAGCTGCTGTTTATGGCTTTGAAGATAAAACTGGACAGCGTAAGCCGAGTGACAGACTCGCTAATATTTCTACGGCAGTAACACAAGGTGCTGAAGTCTGGGTAATTAAAGCCCTACAAGAAGTTGGCGGAGGAAAGTGGTTTAAGGTTGTTGAGCGTGTAGGGTTAGAAAATCTTTCACGAGAGCGACAAATTATTCGTCAAACTAGGGATAGCGTTGAAGACCCTACTCCCGTAGCTCCTATGATGTTTGCAGGAGTACTTGTAGAAGGGGCTGTTATTGGTTATGACTCAAACACTCTAACAGGAGGTGCAGGAGCACGCTATTTAGGCGTTGGGCCTAGCACTCAATATAGAGAAGACGTTGTTACTGTTACTATGAGAGCAGTATCTGTGCAGACAGGTGAAGTTCTAGTGAGTGTAGCAGTATCTAAAACAATTGTAAGTACTAGCACGAATATGGGAGTATTTAAGTTCATAGAGGCAGGAACTGAGAATGTCGAACTTGAAATCGGCAACTCTCAAAACGAGCCGGTAAACTATGCCGTGCGAGTAGCAATCGAACAGGCTGTTGTTGAAATGATAAAAGAAGGTGCAGTTAAAGGATATTGGTCTTTTAAAAGGTAGAGCATAAATGAAAAAGTTAATATTACTTCTTAGTTTACTAAGTAGTCCAGTATTTGCGGCTGAAGTATATATAGATCAGGCAGGTGGGGCTGCAACTGTAGACATACTGCAAGAAAACGGTATGAATAGAGTTAATGCCGAATCTGACCCTGCACTTCTAAGCGGTGATGATATTATTTTAAATATTCTTCAGAGCGGAGATTTAAATACTGCCGATCTGTATTTTGACCAGAACGCTAATAGTACAGATTTTTCGTACTACGCCACAGGCAGTTTTAATGAGATACTAGCAAGTATTTTTGGAGGAGTTAACAACTATTTTCTAACTACAATTACGGGAGATACTAATATAGTGACTGCCTGTAAGAACCTCTATGCAACTACTTGTAACGGAGTAATTGTAAATAACACCCAAAACACCCTAACACTAGTAGGTAATAACAACGAAATTAACTACGCTCTAGACAGCGGAGATGCAATTAACAATATAAACATTGGATCTACGGTGCCCAGCGATTTTAACGTTATTAACTTAACTCAAACAGGTGCAGGTGAGCATATGGCTACTATTACAATAGATGGGAATAACAATTTAGTTGACCTAGTTCAGAATTGAAATGTGGAAATCTGTACTAGTGCTCATTTTATTACCTACTATAGCACTAGGAGAAGTTGGTGCAGTAACTGAGTTTTCAGGTAATCCAGCACAAGCAAAAAGATCTGAAGAAAGCTTCATAGTTGAAATGGGTTTTACGGTAGAGATGCTAGACGAACTTATTACCGCTAATACTAGAATGGGATTAACTTTTGAAGACGGGTCTAGGGCAGAGATTACTGAGCAGAGTGAGCTAATAATAGACGACTTTGTATATGACCCTAATAGCGGTGCGGGAAAAATGAGCATGAAAGTAGCTCTTGGCACGGTTCAAATGGCTTCCGGTCGTATTGCTAGAACTTCTCGAGAAAATGTAAGTATTAAAACTCCTACTGCAAGTATTACGGTACGAGGTACTAGTTTTTCTATGACTGTGGATGAACTTGGTAGAAGTCTTATTATCAACCTACCTATTGACTGCCCGGACCCTGAACTAGAAGAAGATGAGTGTCCTAGTGGGGTAATTGAAGTCAGTACTGACGCCGGGTCGGTAACACTAAATAAACCTTTCTTAGGTACTATGGTTAGTAGTTCTAGCCTATTACCTGCAGACCCGAGACGATTACTTTTAGACGGTCGTAAGATTGACAACGACCTTATTATTGTGCCGCCTTCAGAGTTTCCTAGAGGCTTCTCTGACGAGGATGAGGAAGAGGAAACATCTACAGCACTTGATATAGACCTTCTAGAGTACCAAGAACTGAGTCAAGACTTTTTAGACCAGGATTTTCTAAAAACTAGTGCATTAGATATTAACAGACTAAAAAACGACTATCTAGATAACTTGCTAGATATAACAGCCCAAAGTTTAGACAACGAATTAGATGAAGAAGGGCCTGACGTATTACCCAATATTAAACGTTTTCCTTGGATTCAGTGGGCTTATAATGAAGAATTTATTTTACTAGATTCTGATAGACCACCACATATTGCAGTTTTAACTGTAGATAGAGACACACAGGGAACATTTGCTCTAACACAAGATGAGTACTCAGCTACTGTACAAATTAATAGTGGGGGGACTGATGTGAGCATAAAGGTAGTTCAAAAACAATGAAAGGAATTTTAAAAACATTAGCAATTATGATTACAATGGCTTGGGCTACGGTAGCGCAGGCCGGTATATTAGATGGTAAGTTTGGTACAGGTCAAATGTTTGACGTCCAGTACTACTGGAGCGGAAACGATTTAGTTGCCAGTAGCTTCACGCGAGTGTTCTCTAGCACAGGCCAGTTAACTGTGCAGGACTATACAGATATGGATGCGAATAATAGATACTTTGCATTTTTTAACTCAACTACACATCCAGGTGAGTACGGATTGGCTGTATATAATAGCGATGGTACAGTGAATAGAACACTTCATACTAGAGGAACTATTACTGCGATAGGTAATGATGCTATCTTTTATCTAGGCAGCGGATTTTATGGTACCGTGATACCGACAACTCAAGGATACGCTTTTGGAGACAGTGCTACGTTTACAGGGATGAACCAGTCGCCCACAGCCAGTGAGATAAGCAACTATAATGCAGGTACCACACCTCTTGCACCTGGTCAAAGCGGTGGTGGTGGGCCTACCCCCGTCTACATAAGTTCAATTACTACAGCTCAAACTACTACAAAAACTGCTGCTCTTGCAACTACTACAGGCAATAACGCTAACATTACTATACTAGGAAACGATAACGAAGTGGATATTAGACAGTTAACAAATGGTAATTATTTAGATCTCAGTATAGACGGAGACGAGAATATTGTAGACATAGAACAAACTAGCACTACTCTAGCAAGACACTTCGCTGAGATAGATTTAATAGGAGATAATAACGAGTACACTATGCTACAAAGCGGAACTGCTAAAACAGCTTTTATCTCTTCTGACGGCAATGAGAATATACTTAGCATTATCCAAAAAGACGGTGGAGAACACTACCTTAGCCTAAACAATATTGGAAATGAAGCTGAGATTACAATTTTACAAGAGGGTGCAGGAAATCATAGTGCAACTCTAGAGCTTGAGAATGGCGGCGGAAACTGGGTATTTAACCTAACACAAAGTGGAGCTACTAACTACTTATATAGCTTACCGCATAACCTTACCGACAATACAGTAGTTACGGGAATCTGTTATACTGGCACTTGTAGTATGACGATTGTACAACAATGAATTTTTTACTTAGTTTAGCTACTACTATGCATTTAGGTTTTGAGGGTGAGTACAATAGTATTCACCCTCATACTCGTTTTGAGAGTAATGATTATGCTATTGGTGCTTACTTAAACAGTGAAAATAATATTAGCCCTTACATCTCGTACAGCCTAAAAATGCAATCTTATAGTTTAGAATTAGGTTTAGTAGGAGGATATAACATTCCTGCAGTTCCCTTACTACGTTTAGGCAAATCTCTCTCTAAAGACGTAGATATTTTTATTACGCCAGGATTTGAGAATAACACAGAAAACCCCAAAATAGTTTTGGGACTTGAATTTACATTGAGGTAAAGATGATACAAAAAATACTAACCAGCGCCATTTGGAGTATCGTTACTCTAGCATTAATGGTCGGAATAGCCTATCTGAATCCGTCATTTATTGAAAGCGTAAAACTCCGATATTTTGACACTCTAATTACGTCAACTCCCAAAATAGAAAATAATATCTATACCGTAAACATAGATGAAGCAGCTATTGAACAGTACGGTCAGTGGCCTTGGTCAAGAGATATATATGCCAATATTATAGAAGAACTTTACGCTAGAGAAGCTGGTTTAGTAGTTTGGAATATATTAATGTCCGAATACGACAGAAGCGGTAAAGATTCTTACTTAGGGGATACTTTAGCGCAGTATCCGGTAATACTAAATATACTAGGTGCAGAAGAATCTAAAAATTCTGCAATAAATCCCGGGGCTGCAATAATTAATTCTGAGTACCAAGATTTAATACTCTCCTATCCAGGAATTATTGCAAATATTCCTGAGTTAGAAAACCTAGCTTCGGGTAGTGGTATTGTTAATACGCTACCAGAAATTGACGGGGTCACACGTCGTGTGCCGATGGTAATCTCCAGTGGGGGCACTCTGTATCCTAACCTTACTCTAGAAACACTTCGAGTTCTTGCTGGAGACCCAAGTTTTCAGATTAAGCTTTCTCCCCTTGGAGTTGACCGACTGCGTATTCCTCAGTTTGGAGAAATACCAACTGACGAACTCGGACGCGTATGGGTCGATTGGAGTCAAAGTAGTAAAAGTGTTTCTCTCACTAATCTTCCTGATAGTTTTGGAGGTGCGATAGTTTATATAGCGCCCACTGCAGCAGGATTAAATAATCCTATTGCAACTGCTGCTGGAGGTGTTTGGCCTCATGAATTGCAGGCTGCACTTCTAGGTACAGTTTTTAATCAGAGTAATATTGAGCGTCCCGCTTGGGCATCAGGCGCAGAACTAATTTCATTAGTACTCGGGGGTATTCTCTTAATCTTCTCAGCACGCTGGACCTATTTAGGATTAGGAGTTTTTGTACTACTGCTTGCTAGCACTGTAGGCGGTAGCTGGTATGTTTTTGTGGAATATAAGTGGCTACTCGATGGTGTTACGCTTACGGCATCGTTCATTCTAATCGGTCTTGTACGATATGCTGTGAAGTTTATTTCAGAGTACCTACAAAAGTTAAAAATTAAAAAGCAGTTTGGCGGATATGTCTCTCCGCTTGTCATTGAACAGTTACAAAAAAACCCCGAGCTTGTCAGCCGGGGCATTAAACGCGATGTTTCTATTGTAATGACAGACTTACGAGGTTTTACACCACTAGGAGAGTCATATGGGGATGACGTCCACGGTCTCACACAGATTATGAATGACTATATGACTGCTATTTCACAACCTGTACTTGACGATGGAGGCACTATTATCAAGTATATTGGCGATGCAACTCTACACATTCATGGAGCGCCTCTCACTGATGAGCATCATGCAAAGCACGCCGTTGCAACTACGTTGCGAATGATTAAAGCGGTCGAAGAGTTTAACACTGAGCTAGATGCTATCGGTAAACCACGAGTAGCAATGGGAGCAGGTATCAATACTGGCCCTGCTGTTATTGGCAATATCGGTTCTAAGACTCGATTTGGGTATGATATACTAGGAGATAGTGTTTCTACCGCGGCTCGATTAGAGGGTCAGAGCAAGCCCTACGGAGTCAAGATTGTTATTGGTGAGAGCACCGCAGAGCTAGTACGAGATGACTATATCTTATTAGAACTCGATAAAATTGCGGTAAAAGGCAAGACAATTGGACTACGCATGTATACCGTAGTTGCTGAAGGTAGTCCTGAAGCTGTTCAAAAGCACGAAGAGATGTTACAGCTCTATCGCGCACGTGAGTTTAGCAAAGCTAGTGTCGCGTGTGTGCTGCTCAAAAATGAGTTTGGCGGTGAAATGCGTGACTACTATAAAATGTGGATGTCTCGCTGTGAAGAAATGCGAAACTCTAGTCTTCCCGAAGACTGGGATGGAATTTATCGAGCCACTTCTAAATAGTGGAGCCTCTGGCAGGATTCGAACCCACAACCCTCGCGTTCGAAGCGCGATGCTCTATCCAGTTGAGCTACAGAGGCAATTTGGTAGGGCATACGGGTTTCGAACCCGTTATCTCCGCCTTGAAAGGGCGGCGACCATCGCCAAGTAGTCCTATGCCCCAAAATTGGTTGTCCCTGATAGATTCGAACTATCGACCCCAGTCTTATCAGGACTGTGCTCTAACCAACTGAGCTAAGGGACAATATGTGGTGCCTGAGGTTTGAATCGAACGAACATCTCCTGCTCTTCAGGCAGGCGCTAAGACCACATCAGCTACTCAGGCGTTATTGGTGAACCGGGTGGGAGTCGAACCCACGTTGACACGGATTAAAAGTCCATCGCTAAACCGCTCAGCTACCGGTCCTAAAAAGGAATTTCTTCGTCTTCGGGCTGATCACCATACAACTCATCCCACTCTTCGTCGGTCATACCCGTCAAGATAAACTCTCTAGCACTGGCCGAGAGCTGGGGAAAGGCATATTGAATTAGCACCCCGCTTTTCCAAGCATCAATCTGTTCCTGGGTGATAGGCAAATCACGTCCACGAGTTTCACCAGTAAACGGAGAGGTACGAACAACAATCATTTCTGATATCCTACATTTTTGAGCATACGAGAGGTGGAAGTGTTAAGAAGGATTTCTGCACGAGGATAGAAGCACTCTTTTAAAGTAGACGATGACTGGATGAGTTTGCGTTTATACTGTCGCTTAAACCGAGCGTTCCAATCTAGCACAGTTTGCTTATCTTCATGTTTATAAACGAGCCACCACCACTCTCGACGAGTGTTTGGAATTTCATCACAGTCAGTTCCGTGCGTTTCGTATAAGTAGTACATCTATACCTCATAGTTTGGTGGGAGTGAAGGGAATCGAACCCAACATGAGTTTCCTCGACGGAGTTACAGTCCGCTGCCTCACCTTGAGGCGTCACTCCCAATAAGCTAATATCGCATATTACTAAGTATTGAGCAAGGCTGATGTTGGTAGTGCTAGTAGGACTCGAACCTACGACTTACAGAATATGAGTCTGCTGTTCTACCAGCTGAACTATAGCACTCCGAGAACCTCGTATCCGTCTAACTGAGATTTGTAGTGTTGATGTGGACCAAGATAGTAATAATCAAATCCACGAGACTTATAAAGCGCACACTCGTGATAGTTAGCAATCCACCCTAACTGAAGGCTAGGATTGTGATAGGTCCAGGCGAATTGATACCCCCGCACACTGTTACTGTCTAGAAGCTGTACTAGAGTGAAAGCTTCTAGCACTCCATCATCGTAGTATCCAACTGTCTCCGCGTTATCAATATCAAAGTCAAAAAGTGGTTCCACTGAAAGAAACTGTTTATGCGCACAGTATCTAGCATAGATGTCTCGTAACTGTGACTTATTTGGGTTAGTGATGATTCGAGCCTGTGAGTAGAGAGGATAGTTTGTGCGGCTCAGCACTACTCTACCGTACTTCATCGTACGAAGAACCCAAGTCTAACTTCGTTAGAATACGGATTAACGTCAGACATATCAGTAGAATTTGGAATAAATCGATAACCTTTAGTGTATAGATTTATTAGTTGTTGTCCATCAGATTTCCAGACTGGAATATACTCATTGTATTGTGAGTAGATGGACCCATCAGGATTGCCCGATGCACGTAGATGAATCTCTATTGGCTTATCACCTTTAAACTCAATATTTATATATCGTACGTCTGAGAGTACGTTTAATATAGCAGGAACCGGTGGAACATACTCACTACGAGTCCAGCGAGTAAACTTAGTTAAATTCTCGGTAGAATTCATTCCCTGCCAACAAGAAAGAGGTTTCCAAAGTGGCCGAACACCATGATAAAACTCATACGTGGCGCTATAGTGAGGCGCGTCAAAGTACTCACACCAAAAATATCCCGGAGGGACGGAACTACGATCTCCCGCTTCAATATATTGCAGCCGAGCCCCTAGACCCATACCAGCTAAGTTATAAATCGGACGAACAATATAGTTATCACTGCGAGGAGGAGGATAACCTCCTGGACCACATAGGTAGTTAAGACAATTAGCTAGATAGAGTTTATTAAACCAAAGTCTGTGTTGAGGATATCTATCCCAAAGCTCCCACTCGTCTAAGTCTTCCAAACATACTCTCCTTTTGGAGGTCGGTGCGTGAATCGAACACGCTACTTTTCAGTGCTATGGAGTTGCAGTCCATCCCCTTACCATCCGGGCCACCGACCATGAAAAAACCCCTCCAGTGATACTGAGAGGGGTTTAGCGTTTGCATAAACAATACTAAACTGCTCCCAGCCCTAATAGCTGTGATACATCTCAATAAAAGTTTTGCAAATAGTACGCATTGTTTTCTCTCTATACTATGGTGCGCAGGGAGGGACTCGAACCCCCGACAGCTTGCGTGTAAAGCAAGAGTTCTACCGCTGAACTACCCGCGCAAAAAATGGCGACCTATGCCGGGCTCGAACCGGCGATTTCCTGCGTGACAGGCAGGCGTCTTAAACCACTCGACTAATAGGCCTTACTTTAACATTCCAGCTGCAGCCCCTATGAATACGGCTGCAGCTCCTGATACTAGTACTGGGTCAGACTGTACTAACTTACGTTCTTCCGCGCAACCGGCTAAAGCCAAAAGCACTAATAGCGCTCTCATTTTACAAAATCAACGTTATAGCGTTTACCGTCAATCCTAAAAGAGGCAGTTGAATGGCTATACTGCTGTACGCGTTCGTCTCTATATCGAACAACTTCAGAACATTGACGCTCGGTACGATAACCTACAATTTCATTACGCGTGCTGCGAGAGGCAGCATCCGCACCTGCAATCGCGCCGAGAACGGTCATTGCGTCTTTGCCTTTACCCTCTCCAAACTGATTACCTAAAAGACCGCCAATAATAGCGCCAGCTACAGCATCACCTGTTGAAGCAGGTTTTTGAGCATAGACGGGAACCTCTACATTCTGACACTCTGTTGCACTAACAGGAATAGAAACTGTTTTTGTGGTATAGTGGTCTGTAATTGTAGCAGTAATTGATTGACTATCAGCAATAGTTGGAAAGAACATTGCAAAGACAATTACATATTTCACGGCATTTCTCCAGTATGGGTGGCGGAACGTATTGGATTCGAACCAATGGTACCCTATTCAGGTACGACGGTTTAGCAAACCGCTGCCTTAAACCTCTCGGCCAACGCTCCTTATTTCTTAGCTAGAATACTCAAACCCCAATTATGTGTAAAGTGTTCTTTTAAATACCAGTCAGGATTTGTTTCTAAGAATTCTAGAACAGCTGGACCTAATCCCTTGTATCTAACTCCGTTAGCATCGTATTTTTGGCCGTGCATATCTTCTCCAAACTCTTGAAAAAATTCAGTGTCGTGAAGAACGATATACTTACGAACCTTAGAACCATGAAGTGCAAGCTCTTGTTTTAGCTGGTCATAGTAGTGTGCTGTGTCAATAAAGAGTAGGTCAGTTTCTTCAATGGAGACATCTAACACATCAGCTTTAATAAAAGTTAGCTCTACATTATGAGCCTTGGCATACTCTTGTGCTTGTGTCAACCTATCTACAGGAGGGTCGGCAATATCATAGAGAACTAATTTTTGTGGGTAGGATTCTAGCCAAGCCCACACCGAAACTACGTTTCGCACTCCCATCTCTGTAATATGCTTACAGTGTTTAGCATAGTCATGCATAACTTGCAAGTGTTCGTTAATATCACCGGGAGTTGAGATTAAAAGTTTAAGTTCTGACATATGGGTTCCTATCTTTATGGCGGGCAGAGAGGGATTCGAACCCCCGGAACGCTCTCACGTTCGTCGGTTTTCAAGACCGATGTAATAAACCAGACTCTACCATCTACCCTTTATTTTGCATTTTAGCAAGTTGTTTTTGAAGTCTGCCAATGGTAGCTAGCAACTTCAATTTTTCCTGTTGTAGCACAAAGTTTTTTACTTGTAAATTAATAGTGCTAGCCAGGCATACAATATCTTTATTCTCGTGTGACGCTTTTAGAAACCCTTTATATACCGCTACAGCTAAAGTTTTATAAACCTCGTCTTCGTCAACCTCTATCATACCAAAATCTGTGGGTTCTATATCAGCAGCTCTAGCTAGATTAATCAGTTGTTCAAGAGTTAGTTTTGTAGTCACACAAATTCTCCTTTTTTGGCTCCCCCGGCTGGACTCGAACCAGCGACACTCTGATTAACAGTCAGATGCTACTACCAACTGAGCTACAGGGGAACTGTATTTTTACGATAATCTTCATATGTGAGGTAGATAAACATGCCAATAAATAACCCTAACATATTAAACTGCAGCAGTCCAGCAGAAATTAAATCTGCACAGAGGGCGCACGCTAAATAGTCGTACCATTTTAGAGGTTGTCCATGCGGAGAAATATGTGGTTTTTCCATGTTCCTACCTCTTCGTATTGCCTAGCCCAACGAGGCTTATGAGACACGAGTTTTGGATTATAGTAATGTGTAGCTCCCATATTGTAGAGAGGAAGACTACCCTCAAGTAATCCCCACGCTATCATACGGGCCATAAGCCACGAGTACTCGTCTCTCGGCGTATGGTCATCTATTAAATGCGTCCAGGAAAACTGATAGGGTTGATATACAACACCACAAACAGAATTTGGAAACTCGTCTAGACGCACTCGATTTAATGTTACTTCCCCTACTAGTTGCATACCTTGAAAGCCTTGATTGCGAGCTTCGTGATACATATTTAGAGCAAGTGCGCGTACTTGGCTGTCAAAGTTACAGGCACCGCCTTTGGCCCCTGTCGCACCTGCAATTAGTAGTAGGGCTACTAATACAGTCACTATCATTCATTTTCCTTTTGGTGCGGGTAGAGGGACTTGAACCCCCACGCTAAAAGCGTCAGAACCTAAATCTGATGCGTCTACCTGTTTCGCCATACCCGCGAAATGTTATTGGTATTTTAAGAAGTTTTCTCTATGTCGCCTATAATAGAGTAAGCCCTCTTGATGGTAGGAAAGCGTAGCACCTCGCTTACGCATTTGATTCCATAAGTACCAGTCTTCGTTTGGTTGTTCTGTGCCGTATCGTTCAGGCTGATAACCAATTTCTTGTCCAAGTCGCGTACGATAGAGCATCGAACCATGATGCGCAGCAGTTCGCTTCCAGTATAAATCACCTTGTAGAGGAGTCAAGTTAGGAGACTCTAGTTTAGGAGGGGCAATGCCTTTTAATTCTCCAGTTACAACAATATCATAAGTAACTATATCAGTAACTGGAGGGCTAAGAACTTCAAGTGCGTCAGACCTAAGCCAGTTATCGGCCCCAAGAAACATGACGTACTCTGATTGCACTCTCATTAACATATCTTGAAAGTTGTTAACAGTACCAAGATTACGATCTCGGAGCACGTATTCTACTTCTGGATACAGCGCTGGAAGATGAGTGCAGTCACCTATACCATCATCTACAAATAGTATGCGCTCAGGAGACTTTGTCTGACTAAGAATAGATTCTATACAGTGGGCAGCTAAGTGTCCATAACGATAAGAGGCTATAACAACTGTAATCATTCAAACCAAGCCACGTAATCTCTATAAATTTTAAATTGCCAGTCTGGAACAGAAGTGTCAAGAGTGCCTTGACGCACGCTCCACGCACGTTCATACCCAGCATTCTTCACCGCCTGTACAACTTCGTTGTTATAGGCTCCGTATGGATAGGCAAAATATCTACAAGGAAACGGTGGAGTAATTTCTTGAATTAACTGCTGACGAGACACTTTAGTAAGGTCTGGATGGTTCCAGGTGTGCCAACCAATCTCAAAATTATACTCGTTACAAATCTCTTGTACCTGCTCTAGCGTGCAGTAGCGCTCTAGTGCTGGCACATATTCAAGGTCAAAAGAGTTGTCTCGACCTAGATAGTTACCCATTACAAACATAATACCAGACTTACCGGCTAGTATATCACGATTTTCGTACACATTGAGATAGATACCGTCAAAACCTATTTCGTCGTGACAAGCAGCTATCTCTTCTCGAGTATGGTAGTTCGAATGTTTGTGTGTTCCAATATTATGGGCTAACTTCATAAAGAGTCAATTCTTGGTGTAGGGTGTCACGATAACTAAAGTTACATTGTGTTAGTATAGTTCCAAAACTATATGGAAGCAACCAATCTTTAATGCCAGATACTAGCACAAGTCGAGAAGCACTAGCCCGTATCCAAGAAGCGATTAGTACATGGTCATATTCTCGATAGAGTGTACCAGTAGTGATGACAAGGTCGTAGCGACCGTCAGGAACTTGCACCCGACGAATATTAGATGCTAGTCGCGCGGCAGCCTTGTCAGATATCTCTATGCCATCAATACTAGCTGCGGGAAGGTCTTCTGTAATATACCCTTCACCACAACCAATATCGAGAGCACGCTGAAAAGGTGCGTATGGTTGTAGGGTCTGAAGTATAGTTAGTTTACGATGGGCATCATCAGGAGTACTGCGATAGCCCCAAGGGTCTTCTTTAAGATACCAAGCTTCAAACCAACTTTTTTCAAACATGCTTTATCCTTTGGCTGGGAATCAGGGATTCGAACCCCAAACCTGCGGTACCAAAAACCGTTGCTCTGCCAATTGAGCTAATTCCCAGTGGTGCCGCTAGAGAGAATCGAACTCCCGTCGGCGCATTACTAATGCGCTGCTAAACCACTCAGCTATAGCGGCAATCTTGGAGCGGGTAGCCGGCATCGAACCGGTCCTCTCTAGCTTGGAAGGCTAGGGCACATCCTCTATACCATACCCGCTTAATTCTTTTCAAGAATAACACAAATAATACGTGATAGCAAGAAAAAAATTATGCTAAGCTCTCATCGAGCTGAAGCCATTGAGACCAACTGTCGTGACGCAGATTAAAGGGTAACTGTTTACGCTTGCGCACTAACTCGTAGTATCCAGGCTTGTACGGAGCATAATTTGGCTTCATACCAAGACTGTTACCTTTTCGCATATTGCAAGGAGAACACGCGGTAACAATGTTTTCCCAGTTAGTACGTCCACCCCGTGATAATGGCAGTACGTGGTCAAGCGTACCGCTGTTATTATTTACTGCGGTTCCGCAATACAGACAGTGATACTGGTCCCGCAAAAAGACATTCGTCTTTGAGAATCTAACCTCTGTTGCTCTACGTAAATAGTCTTTTAACATGATGACGGCAGGCACACGAGTTTCCCAATGCGCACTATGCACAACCCAATTGTCGTACCATTCCATAACATCACACTTGTCATGATACATATAGAGAATGGCTTCTTTCCAAGAGACTACACTAAGAGGTACGACGCTCACCGGTAGCCCATCTGCGTTAATTACTAGCGTGTCTGACATGATAATTCTATGAGGGCTTTTTCATACTTTTTGCAGCTAAATACGTTGGATAGTGCATTGCCGCTAATACAGATAAGTAAACACTCGCTTCGTCGGTTTTTCGAGCGACTAGAGAGCGTATATATAGACGCTTATAGTGCTCTAGTAAATCAACTAAGATGTTTGCGGTTTCCATTAATTCTCTCTAATACACCTAGTTTTTCTAGGTCACTCATTCCTAACCAGCGTGATATCTCATCACGCGTACGGTAACACCCTACACAAATATCACGACTATTAAGGTGACAAACTTTAATACAAGGGCTAGAAATCAACTGAGGTGGGCGTTTGTTTCGGCGCAACTTGAAATACCTGTAATCCAGCCTCTCGCCACATTTCAACGGAGAGTGGATTGTCCTCAAAAACTGCTTCGGGAGAATATCCATCACGACGAATGCAGTCAAGTAGTATACGTTTAATCTGATAGTTGCGTAGATACTCTTCACTACGCTGACGCATATACAAATCGTGAGCCGGAATACTTTGACTCTGAAGCCACTGAATTGTCAAGTTACGGCATCGCTCTGGACGCCCCGTACAAAGTACGATACGGTGACCTGCTGCATCAAGGGCTTTAAGAATAGCGACCGCAGAAGCAATAGGAGGGTCTTCTACTAAGAGGCTATAGTAAAGCTCCCAATCCTTATGAGGACCATGAATAAGGTGTTCTCTATGTGAACTATTACTAAGTGTATCGTCTATATCGAATATATAGTCCATGTGAGACTCTAAAAAGTTAAGGAAATAGAAAGTTGGTGGACCCGAGGAGACTTGAACTCCTAGCCGCTTGCTTGCAGGGCAAATGCTCTCCCAGTTGAGCTACGGGCCCTCTGTATAAAAAATGCGGCAGGTGCGGTATCTGGCGTTTTATGAGAACGCTTGCCCATGCTCCTTTTACAGTTTGGCCAAACTGCTCTAAACATATGCCTATGATCACTTGGCTTGTCCAGACTTTCCTTACCGCACTATTGGCATCAGTGGAAGGAATCGAACCCTCTACGCGCGGTTTTGGAGACCGCCGCTCTACCATTGAGCTACACTGATATTAACCAGCGCTACGAGTGATGAAGTTGACTCGAACCTTCTTAGGGTTGAAGTACTTACGAATGAGATCCTCTGCAATCTTCACATCAACAGTCTTACAAGAGAAGATGTCAATGTAGGCATCACCATTTATATCGACAAAGTGGGCAGTAATGCTGCTAGTCTCAATCAACTGAGTAGCGGTAATACCAGCTTTATCCGGCTCGTGAGTAGCAAAGTGTTGGATTTGCGGCTCTCCGAATGCTATCATGTCGATAGCCGGGACGAGTTCTTTAATAAAATTATAAACGTTTTCTTCACTTGTGACTTTTTCGATATCGCAAGCAGCGCAATCAAACATTGCGTGGTATCCCCAGTATGACATATTAAATACTCCTAAGTTGTTTTAAATTCCACGCTTCTTCAAACCCATCCTCGTGGTAGACGGCTTCGTGATTACCCCATAGCCTAAAAAAATAGGACTTATGCATATCAACGATAGATTGTTCACTCCAGCTATCAGGAATTAGATGGCCTTTTACAATCCAGTGTAGGCGATTAGCTTCTTTTAGTTCTTCTGTACTCATAGCTTATATTAACACAAGTAGAGTTCTGTGTCAAACAAAAAATTAAAAGTGGTGCCCCAGGAGAGATTCGAACTCCCGACTTTCGGTTTACAAAACCGCTACTCTGGCCAGCTGAGTTACTAGGGCAAAATTATGGTAGGAGCATAAGGAATTGAACCTCATCTTTAAGCGTTATGAGCGCCACGTGCAACCTTCACACCCTACTCCCTTTACTAACGTTACAACTTCTGCATAATAATTGAATGTTATCTACAGTAGTTGTTCCCCCTTTAGAAAAAGGGATAATATGGTCTAAATGTAAATTTTGACCATAATCAATGTTGTGGTCTAAATTATCGTAACCACAATATACACATTTGTTACCGAACTTATTAAAAATAAACTCTATTTCTGATTGAGATAAGCTTCTGTCTAACTTTCTATCTCTTTTTCGCACTCTAGAATTTTGAGCTTCTGGAGTTCTGTCATAGTAATTTTTTTGCTCTTTATTGTGACAAACTCTACAAGACCCCATAAGTCCGTCTAAATTTGTATTATTAACGCCAAAATCACTTATATCTTTTACGCAATCACATTTTTTACAATACTTTTTATTTATAGATCGTAAAAGGTACGATATAAAATTTTGTCTATCTCTTCTATCTGGAAATAACTTTTTTACTAGACTAGTAGTTTTTGTCGGGCTTAGAACTAAGTTATCTGACAATTTTCCCGGTTGTAGCAACGCTTCAACAAATAAAAGTTTAGAAAACGGCATATCTAAAAAACAAATGTTTTCTAGTGCTAACAATAAATGTTTTTTTAGCTCAGCCTCATTCATGGTATATTTTTACGCTCTGCATTAACCGTTATGCTACAGGCCCTCATTTACTTTTTAGTTCATAGAGACGGTCTGGTATCCAACGCATTACAGACAGCTCATCGTCAGTTGGATCTTTTAGAGTTTTTAAATATTGCAACGTGAGTTGCAATCCAGCGATTTCAGCATAGTCTAAACTAGTTTTGCACATTTAAACCTCTCTAAAATGGTAGTCCTGGTAGGATTCGAACCTACGACGCTCTCTAATCTGGAGACGATGCCGAGTATAAGCCGGGTGTTTTACCACTAAACTACAGGACCGAATTTGGTGCCCGCAGCCGGACTCGAACCGGCACGCACCAGCGAGGGTTTTTAAGACCCTTGTGTCTACCTATTCCACCATGCGGGCTAATTATTTAGATAAAATCCAGTAAAGACGATTTTATGTATATATTAGAAACATCAATAAATATACACTTACGATTTAATGTTTTATTTATCTCTATCTTTTCTTTAGTAGTCTCTGGTCTTAAACCTCCATTTAACTCAATATATAAGTCTAAAGAAGGTATATACCAATCATAGTATTTATTATAAGGTTTTGGATACTTAGGCTCTATTTCATATTCGTATTTTTTATATAGATATGTATCTGCAAAATAAGCTTCATGCTTACTTCTATATAATCGGCCATCTAATCCGTAAGTATCTATACCAAATCCGTTTTGAATATTTGGTACAAAACCAGCAGCTTTTATGGCATTATTCCAAGAACCAAATTTTTCTTCAAAATTTGTATAATTAGGTTTTGTATGTTTGAAATCTCTAGAAGATGGAATTTTACCGTGTTTTTGAACATAAGTTATCAGTAGGTCTAAAAGTTCTTGTTCTGTATAAAAAACTTTTTTAAATCTGAAAGTAGAGTCTAACAAACCGTATTTTTTACTTTTTCGAATATAGCCTCTATAAGCTTTTTTTAATAGTGGGTACTTGTTAAACAATTTTTCTATATCAGGTATGGTTGTTAAATCTTCTATTCTTAGAATACCATAATCAGTAGATATTATATATTCGTGAGAATTATTTAAGCACCTAGAAGTATGCCTAACAACCGCATTCCAAGATTCAAATTTTCCTGACTTTTTACTAGTTTTAGCATAACTATCTT